AAGTTGGGTCTTGAGTCTAAGACTATAGAAGCGGTATCGGAAGTGTTGAACAGTGGTAAATTGAGCCCAGACCAAATCTCTCAAATCAAGCTGGCAGAGGTAGACTTTAAGAAGTTTATGGCTGAACACGAGATTAAGTTGGAGCAAATCTCTGCAGATGACCGGAAGAGTGCTAGAGAGTTGCAGGCCTCTTCGCGCTCATCCACACCCGCAGTTCTCACCTACATAATCACCTTGGGTTTCTTCGGCGTTCTTGGTGGCATGTTCTACTGGCCCGACCTAAAAGAGAGTGCACCCTTGATGATTATGTTAGGGAGCTTGGGCACAGCATGGACTGGAGCCTGTGCTTTCTGGTTCGGTACAACTCATAATAGCCAAACTAAGACAGACCTTCTAGCTAAAGCTGACGCTATCAAGTAGCCGGACCAAAGAACGCTGTTGTAAAAGGGTCCCGCTTGACGGGACTTCTTTTATGGGGGTTCAGAGGTTTCCGTTCCTTGGAGTAATGCAGGACCGAGGCGTCAACATGGTGTTCGGTCCTTGTGTAGGACCTGTTCCGCCCCTCACCCGAAGCGCTGACTTTGGAGATTCCAAATAACTTCTTCAGGCTGTAGGCTACCGTGGTTTTTCCCAAGCCGGTAACCTCAGAAACCTCGGTCACTGTGCCTGGCAAGGCGCTGAGAATTGTCTTGTCGATAAGGGTAATTTTGTGCATAGGTACTCGCAAAGCCTGAAGGGCTGGGTTTATAAGGTTACAACGCTGCTGGCAAACGACTCACCCAACTCGCTATGGCTGACCATGAGCACTTGTGGGAATCCACAACTGGCTACAACCCCAAGCATGGCGGCCTCCCGGTTGTTATCGCAGGCTGCTGCAGGCTCGTCAAGTATAAGCCAAGGCACGTTGGCCAAGAACGTGCGGGTCAGTGCGATGCGAATTGCGAGGCCCAACGCGTCCAGCGTGGAGCCGGACAGTCCTTCAACCGGCTTTCCGTCCACGAGGAAGCCGCTGCCCTCGCGGGTAACGACTGACGGGGTGCCACGCACTTGGCTGAAGTAGTGGCTGACTGTGCCCAAGACCGTGCCCCACAACTGTTTGGCGACCAGTGGGCGAGCCTCACGAATCTTCTTGATGACCCGGTTGTTCAGCGTGTAAGTGGACAAGTCATCCTTGGCCTTGGCCAGTGAAGCTTGTGAGGCTGCGTAGGAGTCCAGCGCCGCCTCGAACTGCCCACGGGCCACTGCTAATGCCATGGCTACCCCTGCAACCTCAGCTTGTGCCTGTTTCTCGTCGTTCTGGGAGGTACGCAGCTTGTGGGACCACATCTCAACGTCAGCGATTGACGCTAGGGCTGTGGGCACCTGCGCCTGCAGTTCGTCTGATGCAGCCTGCAAACCCGGCAGGTCCAAGGCAGCCAAACCTCTGCGAGCGGCCTCGACACGGGCCAAAGTGCGCTGGGTTGCCAAGTTGGTAGCCTCAGCCTCGCGCAGCAACTTGTTGTAGTCGGTGGTGTCCAGTTCTGGCACATCGCCGCCGACCCACTTGTACTTACGTGGGTATCCACCGAAGGCCTCAACAGGCAGGCGAGACATCTGGGCATCCAAGGTCTTCGCTGCGGACGCCGTGTCACGCACATCCTGCACCTGAGCGGCCAGAACTACCGCCTCAGCCTTGAGCGCTGTCATGCGTACTTGGGCAGCCTCGGCCAGCGCAGCGCATGCGGCGTTCTTGGCGATGACTTCCGGCACCTCGGAGAAGTCTTTGCCGCAGAAGTCGCACAGGCGTTCTTGAATCACACCCATCTCAGCTTGGGCAAGTTCGCGGGTGACCTGCAGCATCTCAGCCTGCACAGCCTTCTGGCGGGACACCACTACAAGGCTACCGTCAGAAAACTCGGCTTCGCTTGTGGCGACGTGCTCATACTGGTCGATTCGAGTGAACTCAGCATACTGTGCCCGCAGGGCCGCCGCCGCCGACTGCGCGGTCGCCTTATCGCGGTAGTCTTGGGTGTCCAGCAGGGCCGGGGCGTCAACCTCAACCTCTGCGGACAGGTTTGTATGAATCTGCAGACCCTTGACCGCAGCGGACTTTGCGTTCTCAGCGTCAACCAGCAACTTGCGGGCTGCTGACGTATCAGCCGAGGCCATGACACTGTGCAGGTCTACCTGCGCTGTCGCCGCAGCCAAGAACTCTTGGGCTTTGGACAGGCTGGCTTCCAGCTCCGTGAAATCGGCTACAGGTGGCTTCACCTCGGCCAGCTCGGTGATACGGGCCTCAAGCAACTTGGTGTTGCCCGACGGCAGGTGCTCTTGGGCCTTCTCGACCAAACGGTCAAGTGCGTCCACGTCGGCCAGCTTCTCAATCAGCGACACCGCCGCGCCGGGGCCACCTTCCAGCGCACCGCGCAGGGAGCCTTGGTTGGCGAACATCAGAGATGTGGCGACGGCAGCGGAGCAACCGAACAAGCGGTCTACGAAAGCGGTGACCTCAGCTTGACCAGAGGCAGTAACGCCATCGCCACGCAACTCGGCACCGCCCTTGTGGCGCTCTACTTCAAATTCAGAGCCGTTGAACGAGAAGCGAAGTAGAACACGCAGAGAGGTCTCAGGCTTTCCATAGGTGACAGTGGCAGCCAAGGACATTGGTAGGGCGCGAGCCCCATACAGCGCATACGCAATAGCCTGCAACATAGAGGACTTGCCTGCCTCGGAAGCGGCACGGATGAGTTGTAACCCGCCTGTGAAGTTGATTTCCAAGGACTCGTGACGTTTGAAATTGGTAAGTTTGAGGTAGTTAAGCATTTTATTTCCTAGATTAGAGTTTCCACAACAACCCGTTCTTCAGCATCCAAGGTCCCCAGTAGACACTTGATGACATCAAAGCCTTTGGCCGCTTCCAAGGTGGATTCAAAGTCAGCGGACAGACCCTCAACGCTTGCAATCTGCACTGCGTTGGTGATTACAAACGCCTCGGACGTGCGCCGGAAAGCGGCAACGGCGTTGACGACTTCGTGAGCCTCTTCCTGCGTTGCGCTACCGTTCACCCGAACGAACTTGTGCCCGGTAGGCTGCAGGTCTCGCCAGTTCATCTCGATGAACTCTTGGTCCCGGATAGCCGTCGTCTCGAAGTGAACCCCAAAGCCGCCACGGATGACAACCTTGTACTTGTCGCCAGCGCTCAGCCAGTCCGATACTGATGTGGCAAGCTGGTTGCCCGGAATCAGAACCTTGCCCAAGCGTCGAGCGTGGTGCTCGTGGCCAAAGATGACCGTCTTGCAGGGCAGGGCTGCCGCCTGCTCTTTGGAGACGTTCAAGCTCTGGTCAGCCTGCTTGGCAAAGAAGTTGTCGTAGTTGGCATGTAGGAACACGTACTCACACTTGGGTGTGGCTGCAAGCGCTGCGTCGAACACGTCTTGGTTCACCAAGTGGGGAATCACGTACCCGTAGGGTGTCATCGTCGGCTGCTCGATATGCACATAACGCTCGGGGAAGTTTCGGCTTAGGAGTTTGCCTAGGAACTGAAAACTAGAGAGCGTTGTAGAAGTCTTGCTGAGGTCGTGGTTACCTGCAGAGTTGTACAGCTTGGAACTTGGGTGAGCTTCAAGCCAGTCGCCTAGAATCTCATATGTTTTTAGAACATCGCTGATTGGTACGTTTGCCGTATCGAATAAGTCACCGTTTATGAGAAGGTCGCCTTCTGTAGGAAGTAGACCCGCAAATTCCTGCAGGACGTGCTGTCGGAGAGCCCACTGTGTAGCGGGTGTGGTGCCGGAGCTACGAATAGCCCCTAAGTGTAAATCACTGATTACTGTAAGCATAGTTCTAAAGCCTCTTTTAATGTTAGTTCTGATGTGTTTCGTAAATCCCAAGAGCCGGTATCTTGAGTACCAAAGTAGTCTAGCCCTATACAGCGCCACACCCTAGTTTTGCTATGGTACACCAGAATAGAACACTTAACCCCTGCGAGTTGAAATATTCTCATTCTGGCCCTATTCTCCAGCTTAAAGTTACCGACTGGTAACCTAAAGTCATGGGCTGTTTCTTTTACCTCTAGCAGTATCGGCACCCCATGATTTACAAGCAGGAAGTCAGCCAAGGTTGGCTGCCTTGACCCTGCGTGTGCATCTGGAAGTCGATTCCATGCGAAGTCTTGTCGGGTGATAGAAGACAAAATCTTCTTCACCTGACCCTCAGCTATCTTGCCTCGGTTTGTGGTGGTCATGCTTTCTCCATCTTCTTCAGGCCGCCGACGATGGCAGCCTCAACAGGCAAATCACCAATCTCAATCTGCTCGCCAAAAGACGGGCCGAACGAGATGGAACTCTTGATTGGCAACTCCATGCCAGCGTAATCACCCACCATGCAGGCATGGGCGGAGGCCATAAAGGGTACTAAGTCAGGGATAGCTACGGAGAACACACACTCGTCGTGAATCGGTGCGATGACCTCACAGTCAAACACCTGCTCAAGACGGGCCTTCCACATGCGGCCTTCCGCCAACTTGGTCATCTCGGCTGCAGAGCCCTGAATCCGGAAGGACAAGGCTTGGCGCTGGGGGCCTTCCTCGTCCCCACTGGATGCTTGGTCAATCATCTTGGCCAAGTGGCGAACAGCCCCCAACAAGGTCTTCACAGCGCCTTGCTCGTATATAGCTGCCATCTCTGTCTCAGCCCATGCCTCAGCTACTGGGAAGGCTGCAGCTTTAGCCTCAAGCATGTCCGTAGCATCCTGTTTAGTTACCATCAGCATACGACTTAGTTTTCCGGGCTTAATCCTGTATTGGCTTCCGAAATTAACAGCTTTACCTAAAGCTCTGCACTTTTTTACAGTCTCATAAAGTGGATTAGACTTATCATCTTTAGCTGTAACAAACTGTTCATAAGTTATAGCCTCATTGCGTCCATTATAAATACCCAAGCCAGTAATCGAGTGCATATCTTTAGGAGAATCTCCTACGAATACTTCACGCAGAACTGGGTCTTTTGACCACTCAGCCAAGAGCAGAATCTCTTGACTAGAGAAGTCCATCGAGACGATAACAGCGTTGCGCTTGTGTGGCACGATCACCTCACGGAACCTTGCAGCTTGACCCTCAATCTTGGCGTGTTTCGGAAGCTGTTGCAGGTTTGGTGCTGAACTGCTGGCCCTACGTGTGTTAGTTCCACACTGGTTGTGGTTAGAGTGAATTCTACCGGTTTTCCAGTGGACTAACTTAGGGTAGGTCTCATAGTACAGGCCGCTACGTGTCTGCACCATCTTAATCAGCTTCAAGGCCTCAAGGGTCGCCTTCTCCTCTTCTGGTGCGTCCAGCAAAGCGTAGGCAATCGCCGTAGTGTCAGTCGAAGGGTTCGGCAGCCGAGCGCCGGGTGGTGGCGGCATCGCGTTGTAGGCCTCCAAGGTCAGCGGCACGTCCATGGCGTTGCGGATAGCTTCGTTGGAGCGTGTACCTGGCCCGTTGTTGAACAGGCGCAGAGGCAAGCCCATCACGTCGTACATCAACTTGGTAATCTGCTTGGGGCTGCCTGCGTTGAACTCCGGCGCGGCGACGAAGCGGCGATGCACGTAGCACGTCACAGCGGCGGCGTCATCAGCAGACACCAAGTCTGCCAAGAGCTTGTCCTGAATCATTGGGACAAGCTTTGCCGGGGTGCGCACCGCTGTCTTCAGCTCTTGACCACAAATCAGTGCTGCCTGCTTGATGGCTGCTGCGTCCAGCTTCTCGAACACCGGTGCAACGGTGCCTTCCCACCCGTGGGTGACGAGGTACTTGTGCAGCACGGCCTCCGCGTCAACCTTGGTCTTCGCATCCAGCTCAGCCAACTCGTAGAGCTTGGCAACGTCAACCTTAACTCCGTGGACATAGCTTTGGGCATGCAGGTAAGACGCGTCAATCTCAACGTCCAAGTAGACCTTCCAGTGGTGCTCAAGTTGCATGTGCAACTTGAAGAAGTTGTGCAACGAGGCGGTGACGATGGTGTCATCGCAAGCGTAGGACTTGACGTGTGCAGCGGACAACTCACGCATCTTGTACTGGCGGCGCTCGGTGGCCTCGAAGATTGCTGGCTCCACCTCGATTGTGCCGCCTTCGACCAAAACCGGGGCGGTAGGTCTTGGAGTCTCGCAGTCCGGTGAGCGCACATCTCGCTCCCATGCGTCCATTGCCACGGCATACTTTTGGGACTCCATCTCTACGTCAGCCGCCGTGACCTCACGGATTACGGCTTCCTTGACACACTTGTCAAAGGTGCTCAGCAACTGGCCGCCCTGCAGGGTACCGATAGGGCCTTCCAGGGTTGTCACAGCGCTGTACTCAACTTGGTCGTAGCCGAAATACATCTTGGCCAACTTCTTCAAGCCCAAGGACTCGTTCTCGTTGACGTAGGAGGCTTCCAGCTTGGTGTCCAGCCAGTTGGGCAAGTAGCCCTCATAGCCGTTGTCCTTGAAGCGCTCTCCCCAAGCGTTATAGAGTACCGGACCCTCGAACGCCACGTTTTGGATGACCAACTGCTTGCCCAAGTTCATGGCGAAGTCAGCCACGTCGTCGAGGGGTACGCAGTCGGTGTCTACGTGGTCCACGGGGATGTAGACGGTGTACTGCAGGTTGTCACCGAAGGTGAGTGACATGCCGGACAACTCAGAGCCGATGACATCAACGATGCCGCCGTTGGACTCTACCCACTCGTCGGACTCATCCGGTGTGGAAGTCTCGATGTCCAGCGCTACGAAGGAGGACTGGGCAATCAGGGGCTTGGCCCAGGACTTGAACGACCCCCACTTGGAGCCGGAGACAAGGTGCGACTGCCCTTGCCACTTCACCAGCCGCTCGTCGTCTACCTTGCCGCGAATCAGGCCGGGGGACCACTTCAGTGGGTTCTGCAGAGTGTTGACCCACTCGGTGTGAATCTTGGCCAACTTCCACGACTTGATGAACTCGGCCGAGCCGTCAAAAATCTTCTTGACCACCTTGACGCTGCACTCTGGGTGTAACTCGTCCAAGTTGCCGATCTCAGCCAAGCGGGCCAGCTCTTCAAGGCCTGCATCGCCGTAGTCGCGGTAGAACTCAGCGAAGGCGGCAGGGCCAAAGCCTTTGATACCCTTGATGTTGTCGGAAGAGTCACCGACCAGCGCCTTGTACACGCTAATCCAGCGGTTCTCGAACGGGCCAAAAGGGTTCTCGTCTAGGTCACGGTCACCGATGCTGGTGTTGATTGTCGCGCCGTAGGCGTTGACCCCTGACAGCACGGCCAAGTCGCCATCGCCTGAGCGGATTACGAGGTCCTCTTCCGTATGCTGGGCCAGCCAACCAAGGATGTCGTCACCTTCGACGTAATCTTGGGTCAGGGACATGGCACCGAGTTTGAAGAAGACACTCTGCAACTGCTCTTTGAGGTTGTTGAACTCGACGTAGGCCTCATTGGGGCGCTTGCCGCGGCCGGCCTTGTACTCTTTGTCGATCATGCCGCGCATGACCTTGCTAGACTGGCCCTCGAACACCAAGATGGCGTCCTTGGGGGTCAGGTTGAATTTCTTGAGAGAGGTGATGATGGAGTTGACGGCGTTCTCGTAGCCGTACGCTTGGGTGTTTACCCAGTAATCTTTGCCGTCTTCTGTGACAGCGTTGAAACCTTCTTGGTCTTTGCCTACTGAGAGGCAGGTCCACATAATAGAGGACATGTCGAATGCGATTTTCATATGTTTCCTAATGTAAGAAAAGCCCTCCGAAGAGGGCTTAGTGTTTAGCGTATGTTGCCTTGCAGTTCGTCTGCGACTAATTTTGAATACCCTGCCACATCTACCCACGAGTCATCGTAATTGGCATCTCCGTTTACGATGCGTCCAATCTTATGGAACACCATCTCAAGGGCCTCTTGCTGAGTGTCTGTCAGAACCTTGTTACGGGAATCCAAGTGCTTCTTCAGGAGTCGCTTGAAGTCTTGTGTGACATTGGCGTGGCCTTGGAATGTGCCGTAGCGTGAGCCACGCTCAGCTAAGATGGTGACCAAGGTTGGAGCAGCCTTTGGGGTTTCTTTGGCTGGGCGTCCGCGTTTCTGTACTTGAACAAAAGGCATCTTACGTGTTGTCATTTAGTTTCTCCGATAAAAGTTGTGAAATCTTTGGTTCTGGTTTCCAATAATTCGGCCCCTTCTGGAGCTTATTGAATTGGTCTTTGATTGGGTTTCCGTCCGCTCCCATCTTGCTGAAGTTAGACTGCATGATTACAGAGATAACTTCCTGCATTGGTAGGCCGTACTTTGCACCTTCAGAAGCACAGTAGACCATAATATCACCAAACCAATCTGCAAGGTTTGTCAGAGTTTCTAAATCTGTGGAGCCCTCTTTATTATAGGTCTCGATGATGTCAAAGCCCTCATCCAGCTCATCACGAAGAATCTTCGTGAAGTTGAGCAGCTTCAATGGGAAGCCGTCAGGCAGGGTGGGCTTGTCGAGGCAGGGGAACCCGTACATCGTATTGAACTTCTTGATGTCATCAAACATTTTTCATTTTCTCCAGAGTGTATTTGAGGTCTTGGTCAAGTCCGGATTGGCCCATCAGCCAGTTGCGGTAGTCTGCCGGCACGTCAAGGATTTTTAGGCCCTTGTGCTTGCCGAACGGCATGGTATGCAGCATCTTGGGTGTGCTGGCCCGCTTGAACAAGGCCTCCAGCGTGGTACCGGTCTTTGGCAGAATTACCTGCAGCAGGTCATGCACTGTCAAGATGTCTCCCAAGGCCGAGTGGGACTTGCGGTCTGGTAGACCAAGTTCTGATTGCAGGGTGGCCAACTTGTGGTTGGTAGTGCCTGTGATGTATTTTCTGGACAAGGCCAGAGTACATAAGGTTGCTGCCGGTGTGTAAACACTAGCAATCATTCGAGTATCGAATGGAGCATTATGACAAATCATCCATCCAGATTCTGGCAGTAGCTTTGCGACATCAGCTAACTTAGGCTTGCCATCACACATATCATTAGAGATGCCGTGAATAGCAAATGCGCCCGGTTCAATCTGACGTTCTGGGTCTACAAGGGTCTCGTGCTGGTCAAGAATGTTTAGGTTCTCGTCCATGGTTACCCATGCGATTTCACAAACCCCGCCTGACAGGCCTGCAGTTTCTGTATCTAAAATTAGGTAATTGTTCATGCGTGAAAAAGGCCCAGAAATTCTGGGCCTTTCCTAAGTTTAGTTGTTACTGAGCTATCTCGAAGACAACGACTGTGTAGGCATTGGAACCTGCCTGCGCTATCTCGGTACGGGCACGAACCTTGGTAACCGACTCTGCAGTCGCCTTGCCGAGTCGCAACGCATTCAGAGCCATCAACTGGTATCGGCTAAACTTGCCTTTGGACTTGGGGCTCAGGTCAAATTGAACCAAGTCGTCAACCAGTTGTGGGCCTTTAGCGCAGGTGATTACACTGCCGACAACTACGGCTCGTTCCTTCACGCCAGCTTTTTCCCAGCCCATTTCGCGAAGGGTCTCAAGATGCTCTTTGACCAGTGTACCATCCGAGCACACAACGCCGTCGTCGCTGTACCGAACTGTGGTTTTGTCAGCTTTGTCATCGCCAGCTTGGACAACATAGCTATCTTGCCAGCTAAGCAACTCAAACACAATCTCGTCTCCAACCGATTTTTTGGATTCCCGCTCTAGGAAATTGCCGTTAGAAGCTACGAGGCAGGTCAAGCTGTCGTAAGCCACCTTGACTGCATCCTTCAGTCCAGTGATGGGGTTGGTGATGCTGCTGAAACTTGGCTTGGCCACTGCCGCAGGGGCCTTGGTAGTTGCTACTGCTGTGGTTGGGGTTGCTGTTGCTACTTCTGCGCTGGAAGTCTCGTCTTGAGATTCAAATGCTGGAGTTTGGTTTACTTTTGTGAGTGCCATGATAATTACTTTCTTTTTGACCGTCTAAACTTCCGGCCTGTCAAACCCCGAATACCGAGGATTTAGAGAGATTATACTGCCATTTTTGGCAATGCAATCACTTTTCTGCAAAAATAGTCATCCCTGCTTCAACTAGCGATTCATAGTCCAGTCTCGTAGTCGCTGCCGGTAGGTGCTTTGTCCCTGCCCCTACATCCATGAACTGACCGCAATCCTTCAGTGCCAAGGCTAAAGAGTCCTCGCCGTTGAACAGCGGCTTCATACCCAAGTTCTTGCAGTATATGCGGTACTTGTTGTACGCTGGCCTCACCGCTAACTCTAGAACTCTGCGTCCACCCATGTCCTTCAGTTGGAACTCATAACCGTAATTCAGCTTAGCTTGGGAGTCCGGCTGCAAGTGGCTCATGTCACCTAGGTGCTGCAGTACCCTGACGTACTCTGGTACGGTATTGGATACCAAGTCTGACATACGGCTGTAGCATGCGTTTCTCAACTCAGCCATTTCCTTGTCAAACATATCACCGAACTGTGTCTTCAGCACCCAGCCGAATACGCCAAGCCCGAATTCAGCGACTGCGTAGTTGTAGACAATACGCTCCCTGCCGTGCCCCTTACGCTTGATTTCCTCGGCGCTCAGGGTGTCCAGGTCGCCGGGTTGCAAGCAGTGCTTGGCTCGGGCCGCTGCGTAGAGGGCGTCGAACTTCGAGGAGAAGCTCTCCCTGTCCAGCCGTGCCAGCATGTTCTGCAGTATGAACGCCCCGATATGGGACAGGACAACTTGGTTCTGCTGGAACCGCTGGAAGTGTGCAAACTGCTGAGCCCCTTTAATCCCCGGTAACCGGCGGAATGTGGCCAAGACCACCCGCTCCAAGAGCGCAGTCTCGGCTTCAATTGCCTCGGCTACGAACATTGTGGGGGCTGTCAAGGTCTGCTCGTTGACACTCGCAAAACCTTCCGACCCCCGCTTGCCGCCGCCGCGCATCACAGGCCGGCAGTTGTAGGCATCCCGCAGCATCAGCTTCATGGCATGGTGCTTCTCAAACGGCATGTCATTGGGCTTGTACTCGTCCACAAACAGCGGGATGCTGGCCGAAGACATCATAAAGCTCTGGATGGCAAACACCGTAGACGTGGGGCTAATCTGCACCGGGTCGGCGTGGTGGTAGTGCAAGCGCAGCATGGCAAGGTTTGTCTCCGACTTGCCTGAGCCTGCTTGCCCTACAACGTGCAGCAGCGGAAACTTGCCGTAGCACACATGGAAGACGCTACGGTAGAAGCATGCCACTTGCCAGCCCAAGAGCTTGCCAAGCACCTCAGCAGGTTGTGCCCTAAACAGGTTCCACAGGGCGTCTTGGGCTTTCTCCCTGTTCCCTTCCACAGCCAAGTAATCCTCAAAAGAGGGGCACCGGCTGAGGTCCGAGTGGAACTTGCCTGTCGGGTCTGGGTACCCGTTGAACTTCAGTGGGTAGTCGCCCTGCACATGAACGCTTGGCCTCACGCCCCTCTCGTCAGCATAAATCAGGAACCCCTTGCGAAGCTCCTCCTCGTCTGAGCGAGCAGACTTGAACCAACTGAGGCCTTCCTTTTCTACCAGCAGGGTGTTGGCCCCTGCCCGTTTTGACTCGTCGATTAGCATTTCATACAACTTTCTAGCCACAATGTCGCTGGCCGTAAATGAGATTCCAGTACGCGATACCGCCCTCTGCATGGCAGAAGAACTTTGGAAGTCCTCTGGGGAGAAGGTCAGGTCCTGTCCTGCCATCTTGCCGGTGAGCGCCATGATGGCCCCTGTGTTCGGGTCTACCAAGGTTGTGACTTCCTTGACTATTCCGCGCATGAAATAGTTCTCAATCCCCTCATCGTTTCTGGTGTAGTACCCGTCTGGTCCCCGGTAAATGCCGCAGTCGTAACCAGCATGCTCCCCGTCCTCAAGGGGCACGTCGCCGGCCTCTGCCGTGGGGCCCTCTGGCGCTGCCACCGGGGTCAGCAACTTGGCGAAGGCTCCGCTGTTGTACTCGTAGGCAAAGTTGTCCTCAACGTACATCAGCATGTTGCAGAGTTCACGCTCCCGCGCCTTAGCGCTACCATAGCGAGAGCCTCCCTTGTGGTTGGCAATCAGGCCTTGGGCCCGGTTGATAAACTGCTCTTCGTTCCAGCCAGACTCACGGGCATACAAGGCCAACTGCATTGCAATCAGGTTGAAGCCGGCCTCCGACTCGCCGTTGAGCAGCTTGACTACCACTGGCAGGTCTTGCTGAATCTGGCCGGGTGTCACCACCTTGGGCTTGCGCCGTTTCTTGGTGACGCCGGCCTTCTGTACCGCCTCGTCAAACAGCAGACCGAACTGGAACCGGAACTCGGGCCGCGCCGGGGGCATGTGCCGGGGCGCTGCACACAGAGACTTGTACGTCTCAGGGGTCAGGGACTCAAGCTCCTGCAGGGAAATCTGCACCTTGTAGTTGCCGTTCTCACGGACGTTGTAACAAGTCCGCAGCATGCGCCCTTTGCGCCCTGTGTAGACCCGCAGGTCGGTACTGGGTGTGGAGAGCTTGAATGCGATTTCCTTGTACACGTCAAATAGCCGGTACATGGGCACCGGCTTTTGGTTGAACGCTACTTCCGGGATGATGATGTGCAGCCCCTTCTTGCCGCTCAAGTACACCTCAAAGTCGTAGGCCTGAAGCCCATAACTCTGCAGGCGCTGCACTGTCACCTTGGCGTCAGCAATGGCGTCTTGGATGTCCTCTGCGTCCAAGTCGAAGTACAGTGGGCCGCTGTACTTGGCAGCATCCAGGTCCTCCCTTGTAGGCTTCTCAGCCAGTAAGGTGTCCACTGCCAAGATGGTGACGAACGTGGGGCGCACACCCTCCAAGGTCTGCTCTGCTTGGATAGGCTGCCACGATTCCTTGCCACCAATGAGTTGGTAGTATTTGTAGAGCTTGGCCATGGTCAGACTCCCGGAAATGTAGAGTCGAAGACTGCTCGCTCAAGTATGTATGGCACACCCTCTACCGTGTGCTTGTGGACGTTATGGGCACTTCGATAGGCCAGTGGAAACTTGACCTCAAAGCGGCCTTTATGGGGGATGTAGGAGACTGAACTGTAGAACACCTGCCAAAGGAAGACGCCTGCGGCGACCTCGACTGGTGTGTGCCCTACTTCAACGGTCTTGCCGTCACCGTCTACCCAAGTGGAGTGGAGTCCTCCGTTCATGGTCAAGCCAACATCGGTGCAGGTCAGCACTCTCATTGTCTGGGGTTCGCCGTAGAACAAGGAGAACACCACAAGTTGCTTGTCTTTGTAGGCTGCGAAGCGGTGAGCACTGCGGCAGGCTTCCCAGCGGGATATGGCTTCCGGGGATAGGGATTGGGCGAAAGTGTCAGAATACTGGCGCTCTAGTAAAAGTTGTGGATTTTCTTGCATAGGGGTTTCGTAAGTGAAGCGACGGATTCTACGGCAATTAAGTGCCGCGAATCCAGTCTCGAATTGAATCTCGTGTATTTTCCACCCGTTTAACAAGGTCGTCGTTGTCCATCAGCATGCCCAAGAGTCGGGTTTGGATGGTGTTGTTGGCCACCGCCACCTTAATCCGGGGCTTGCGTTTCTGCCCCATCCTGACGACGCGGCCAATGGCCTGCCGAGCAAGAAGGGGCGTCGTCGGGGTCTCGACAAACAGCATTTCGCTGCAGACGCCTTGGGCGTTGAGGCCTACGCCGGCAGACTGTGGCTGTGCGACAAGGATGCGCACCGCGGGGTCTTCCATGAACAACTCGAATGACTTGTTGCTGTTGGCTTCTCCATAGGCGGCGACCGCCTTGTGCCCTTGGGCGGCGAGGTACTCCATGACGTTGCGGGTGGTCATCTTGTAGAACGTCCAGATTATGAGCTTGGAGTCCGTGGGCAGCACCTCTTCAAGCGTCTGGTCGATGATGTCGTAAATGGCACTGCGCTTGTCCTCGCCGCTGAAGTGTGCCCAGTTGCAGACAATTTGCTGCGCTGCATGGAACAACTTGGTGCTGGTCGTGGCATCAATCTTGGTACCGTCGCCAAGGAGAAGCAGCTGCTCTTCCATGAGTCGGGCGTACAGCTTGGTGTGTGCTGGGTCAAGCTCGTAGCTGCAGTCCGGGAACTGGGGGTCAAGGTCAAGCCCGAAGAGCTCCTCCTTGGTAAAGCGCACGGTCTGCAGCGCCAAGTTTTTGGCCACCTCGTCGAGGCCCTGCCACTTGGTCACCTTGCCGAAGAAGTCTCGCTCGGCAATGTGCATGTTCTCGAAGTGGCCGAAGGTTCGGTAAAGTTTCGGGGTCTTCTGCTTGATGTAGACGTAGGCATCAGTGGGTTTTGAGGTCGGGGTTCCAGTTAGAAGCTGTAAGTTGTGCCCTATAGACATCCTAGCCACATTCTTATACAGAATCGAAGATGGGTTCTTTAGCGAGTGCGACTCATCTACGATTAGTTCTAACTCGTAGTTGTTAAGTGCATGATACAGCTTCTCGTAGTCCATACGAAAGATTGCATGGCTCATTACTACGAATCTGGCAGTAATGTTTAACTTACGTCGCTCGTTAGGTGAGCCACGGTAATCAGTAACATCGCTGGTGAAGCGGCGCAGCCACTTGCACCACTGCGGGATGATGATAGGCGGTACCAAGACCAAGGTTGTGTCCTTGCCTGCCATCAAGCTGATTGCGGTGGACATCACGGTCTTGCCGGTGCCTACTTCGCTGAAGTTGGCGTTGCGGGGGTAAGTGGCTAGCTCTTCAATGCCGGCCACTTGCTTGTCAGCAAGAGTGAATCCTGCCTTGGTCTGAAAGTCAGTAGCAGCGTCTAGCGCTGCGAAGGTGGGGTACATCAGCGCACCAAGCTCAGGTGCAGTTTGATTCCATGCGCATGGCAGTAGGTGGTGAAGCCCTCTTGGCCAAGTAGGCATGCCAGTTCGCCTAGTGTGCCGCCCTCTGCCGGTCGCTCTAAAATCTTCTTGGCTGTTGTCGCATACATGACAGCGGCCTCTTGCCCTGCCCAAGTTGACAAGTCGTATCTGGCCCAGCACAGGTTGAAGGCAGGCCACAGGCTTGGGTCCTTCTTGACGAGGAGGCCGATGCCTGCCGGGTGCCCCCCTTTGGGGTGTGGGAGGGTGTAGGTGGTTGGGTGTTTGGGGGACCAGTACCACTTAGCTAGTTGTTTGAAGTTCACGGGATTTTGCTTTCTTAGTTGGGGTTGGGTCGATTCGCTGGAGCCATGATACGGCAAAGTCTGCTTCGTTAGTTTCTACATAAGTGCCTGTGGCAGTCAACTGTTTGATACCTTGACCGGTGCAGCGGAAGATTCGGCCTCTACCACTATGCTCGCCTTGGAATGACTTGACGGTCACCGTAAGTCCTATGTTCGGGCTCTTAGATTGGCCTAGGCCGCCTACTACAAGGCAGCGGTCTCCGGCTGAAATTGGTCTCATGATAGGTCTTTCTGAAGTTTTTGCACGTCTAGTTTCAGTGCTTCAATTTCCTGATGAAGAAGCTCATTCTCCTGCTCGTTTGCCACAGAGCGCTTGTACTCACAAGTGACGCAGCGGCTGCGGGGGCTGAGCGGTGCCGGAGTGAGGCATTGGTAGCAGGGTGTCATGGGGAGCTCCATTGGGTTGCCATGGCTTTTGCAATTCCGCCGAAGGTAGTGGACCGTAGCTTCCACCGGTCGGCGCTTGGGGCTAGTGTATTCTGCCCGCTATCCGTCTGGTTACTCCAGCGCCGCTTGCCATCAACGATGCGGGGCTCGATGTACTGGGTCGGCTGGAGCAGGGGCAAGCCCTTCAACCAGAGGCAGGTCTTCTTGCTGGCATCGTGTCCAAATTCATAGGGCTGAATGATCTGGTCAGGCTTGCGTATTCGGCTGCTGATTATGCTGATCGGGTTCTCCAACGCCCACTTGGGGATGTTGCAGTCCATCAGCTTCTGCACGAACTCAAGTGCATCTTCAGTCAGTTTTGGGTCGCGTAGGCCTCGGGTCGTCCAGTGCATGCCGCTGACGGACAAGTAGGTGCAGGGCGGGTTGAATGTGGCCAGGTCCCACCCGTCGTTGATGATGTCAAACACGTTGCCCTGGTAGTGGTGAGGGCTGCCGTCATCTGCAGGTAGTAAGTCACACGAAATGGCGTCGTGCCCTAAAGCTCTAAACGCCTCACGTATTTTTCCACTATATTCGCACCCACATAAAATTCGCATAAAACACTTTCTTAAGTAGAGTCTGTTGTTACATATCCAAGGCAGAGCGCCATCCTATGAACCGGGGGAAGCGCGGCGCATCTTTGACACCATACGACATCGAGCGGTACTTCAGAATCTTGCCCTCCAATGGCTGGCCGAACAACTCCGTCCGCTCCGCATGCGTCAGCTTGCCGGGGGCGCAGTTGAACTGTATGCCCGTCTTCAAATCCTTCACCACGAAGCCACCGACCATACCCTTGCCCACCTTGTTCTCTGCGTGGGTTGACCGCTCAGTTTGACCGAGCTCGTTGGTGAAGGCCTCGTTCTGGTTTTCCATTGCCTCATAAGCGGATAAAATTACAGCCTCAGCATCGGAGAAAGGTTTTATTTTTAGCATGTCCTGGCTCTTCGCCGTGCTACGACCGAACTTGTACTCGGCACCCGTGTTCCGCAGAATGGCACCTTCAAAGCCTTGCTCAAGTGAATCGGCGTAGTAATCGTCAAGTTGGGCTTGAGACTCAATCAGCGTCTGGTCGAGGACTTGGATAAACGAGGGCAGGTCCCTAGCCTTCAGTCGAGCCAAGCGCTCGGCATACGTCCCCCCCATGCTCAGGTCGTCGAACACATAAAACGTAAACTCAGGTTCACCATCGTGGGACATGACGGCTGAATTGGTGGCTCGATAGCAGTCTGGTGCTGATGGTGAGCCTACAATTACCTCACCATCCATGTTCTGGTACTTCGATAGCACCTCCCTGATGTGCAGATTAGGGATCGGCTTCAGCGACCGGGTGAGGGCTCCGCCGAACTTGGTGACGACTCTAATTCCGTCGAGTTTGATGGATGCTAATTTTGGAAATTCTACAGGGCCTACGGCCTCACATGCTAAATTGGGCTTAAACATTAAGTTTTCTCAATAGGTTGAAATACTTTAGTACCGTCAGGGTAGTGGCGGTAAGGTCCGATACGGCTCGGAAAAGACAAGATTGCGTTACACCCCGGTCGGCCATCATAAGGCTTTAGCTCAAGGCCTTGATATTGGTCTGCCGGCGGTGTGTAGGGTTTTTCAGGTTTTTTGGTCATGGTTTGGGCAGCAAAAAGGCGGCCCGCAGGCCGCCCTAGGGTTGAGCTAAGGGTTACAGACGCCAAACGCCTACAACATCCTTGCCGTCTTGTGTGAAGGCTCGGACGCTGAACTTTGGAGCATCCGCGCCAACGGACTTGCGGTAGTTGGTGACAGCAGCAGACAAGCGGTTCGTGATTTTCTTCACGTTGACAACTTCGTCTTCAACTAGGCACTCGCCTACAGCCAAAGAAGCAAAGTCATATTTGTGCTCACGCTGTACAGTGCGCTTGGGCATGGGGATGTTTTTGTGGATAGTAAGGGACATATAGTCTTTCGTGGTGGTTGAGGGGAATCTGAGGAAATCAGGACTGAAATTTTACATCAGTTCCCTTGGTTGGGTGGTGTGAATAGAAAATAAATTTTGAGTTGTCAACACTGGCGGCAAGTTCAAGACACCCCGGCCTCTGGCAGGCTTTGATGTCTACTGGTCGCCTGTGTGGTGCCTGTACAACAACATGCTTTGCGTCTAGCGGTACCAGCTTCAATAACTCCGCTAGGTGCTCAGTCTCGTAGGGTAGCGGCCCGTAAATCTCGGTCTTCATCGCTGCATCCTCAGCCATGCTTGGTCAATAGCCGCTTTCGGTATGCGGGGAGCATACCAAAGGCAGGTGTCAAGACCCCGGATAATGAGTTTGACTGTGGCCTTCTGCAGAGCATTACGCTCTATCTGGTGTAGGCAGGCCCGAAAGTCAGACTCCAAGGCCTTGGGCGGCTTCTTTGAGGCCAAGAGCACAAGTTCCATCGTGGCGGCGATACCTGTTAGAAGCTCAGCGCAGGGCTCACCCTCATCAAGCATGAGTACCGCAATTTTTTGGTCCATCACTGCGCGTTGCAGTGGGGTCACAGGTAGGCCTATCATCGCAGAAAAATCTCGATGACAGCGACTACGAGCCACACTGCAGCCAGAATTTTTCCTGTGGTTGCTGGTGTGTGCGGGGCTATCCAAACGGCGGACATAAGAAGAGCAAGGTCTACTGGGGTCATGTTGTTTTCTCAGTTTTGGGCATGGGGAACCAGCCACGTATCCATGCGGCTTGCGGGTTGTACTGGCCGATGGTAGCGACGCCACCCTCAGTCAGCAGCAGAACTTTTACACCCCTAGGGGTGTCCTTGTCAATCGGAAGCCAGTACACCTCGGTGGCGACGGCGGCAGTCTTCTCAGAGTTTACTTTGAAATTCATAGTACCTCGCAGGTTGGGTTAATCCTCGGTCTAGGTCCAAGGCCAGTACGAAGGACTCAAGTGCTTTTGGGTCGAACTCAAACACAGGCGGCACCCCTGGCCGGTACCGTGTCGCAGTCGTCATGGCCAAGGTCTCCAAGGACTTGCAGTTTCGTGCTGGGCAGTTGAAGCCTTGAGTGCATCGGCCGAAATCATCACAGCAGTCCACGTCTAATCCTTTCCAGAGTTTGACGGCGGCCTACAGTATCGCCGCCGAGCGTATCACAGTAGTTGAGCACCGACTCGTGGGCCTGCAGTAGCAAGCCCATTTCGCGGCGCAGCTTGATGCCCTCGTCACGCAGGTCAAGGTTGGCGCAGCGCAGCTCCATGTTCTGGGTCAGTTCCCGGTTTGGGTCTGCATACGCGATGGCTGAGAGAGCCTCTGAATACTCCTCGTAGTCATCGTCGCCTAGGTTCTGTCTTAGGAACCGGTCTATCATATCAAAATCCGGTGTCATGGGTTACTCCTAAAATTTTCGTAATGATAAAGCTCGTAGAACTTTGCTTTCCTCCACTGTCCCCAGTCCCACACTACGGGTATACCGTTTGGTACTGCGTATCGAACCATCAGCACAATTCCAAAAAGAGTTTGCTTATGGGCAAACTCTATAGCATCATGTCTAAGACTCATGCTCTTTCCTTATAAGTTGTAAAGCGTTTAGCTATACCTTCTGTTTCTATGCGAGACCATATCTCTGCCTTAAGCTCTTCGCTGTAAGTGTTCCAGTTAGCCACTTCTAGGTAGTGCCTGCCACAACCTGTGCAGACATCCTTGTACAGGGTGTCACATATAGCGATACAGGGTGAGTCAGGTCTGGTCATGCCATTACCCAATCTGTGCCGTCCCTCGTCTCGATACTCTCGTACCCGTCGTACTCGTTCACTTTGAATAGGGTTCCGGCAGGCAATTCGACAATGTCGATGTCACGCCAGCCACCGGTGTAGATGGTGTCGTCTGGGCATTGTGACTTAATGTAGTCATCGACCTCTTGCTGGGGTGCTTTACGCTCCGCCATTGCGACAAGTGTGGGGTCTTTGAGCATGAACTCTTGGACAGAGTCGTCAGCCCATGTTGACCAGCCTGCACCGTGGCCGGGAGAAATAAGTATTTTTGTCATATTAAAGTCCTTCGTCCGCTAGGACTTCGCTGATTAGAAGTAGAAATAAGCTCTTGTCTAAGTCTGGCATAAACATGTACACCTCATCGCTGAACTTATACTTGTTTATGTACTCCTTTACTACTGGCCCACCTCCGCTTGTCGATGGTGGAGGGTTCTTCGCCAAGGTCCTGAACTCTGTACTGATGGGTCCGTGTTGGAGGTGGGCATCCTCGGGGTGGATGCGCTGCACAAGATTCTTTAGTGGACGTTTTGGAAATGACGCTGCATAGGCCTGTAGCCAAGGTCCGTCGTGAATCTTTGTCTCAATTCGCGCCCCTCGCGCTGCTGCAAAAAGTAGTCTGCTCATTTATCACCTCCAATGCCGTGGGCACGTTCTACTGCTCTTGCAAACGCAAGTGCAAGACGCTCATCTTGCGGGCGCAGAGTTTGATCAGTGGCCTCAATATAAGCCGTGTAAATCTGCCCATCCGTCAAAGGCTCCCGTACTGGCTGCGCCTGTTCATGTTCTCCATGCCACCAGCCGACCATGCCACCGTATGTGATAAATCCACGCCGCCATGTTGCGCCATCCTGCTCACGCTGGAAAGAAACGCCACTGATTTTGTATCCTTGTGCCAGTAAATCATCTAGCTTGCGCTTTGGCAGTCCTGTGAACTCTTGCTTCCGTGCTGGCTGCGCTGAAATATCTTTTTCAGGATAACTTTTGATATTTGGGTTTGCGTCTTTCCACTGAGCGCAAACCCCTTGCGGCTCGGCATAGAACATATAACAGTACCCAGCATGTGCTGGTGAGCCGTGAGCGTAAGCGCAGTTTTCGCAGTTCGATGTGCAGCCTGTTGGTACTGGTTTCTTGGGTGCAAGTGCTTCAGTCAGTGCTGCGCATAGGGTGGCTCTGTTGTCTTGCGATAGGCGACCAACTCCGCATCTTTGCATTTGTTCTGCATACGCATCAGCCAGCGCCATCAGGCTATCTACTGTGTGTGTCATTTCCGTCCCTTTCGCTCTGTTTTCCATTGGGCTTTGCCACGCTCTTTACGCAGGTAAGGCGCGGGTTCACCGGCCTTGATCTTGAGTGGGTTTTTCCAGGGGCTTGGTGCAGCGATGCTTGCTGAACTAACAAGTGCCGCCATTGCAATGAGAAATCGTGCGTTAGTCTTTATCACACCGCCCCCTTTGGTGCTGGTGTAAGTGGCATCCAGTAGAGCGCCCAACTCACGTCATCTTCATTAGAGATAAACTTTTCTTGTCGCTCACTCCAATATCCGACGACGATGCTGCCATCGGGATGACCTAGCAGAACCTCGATCCCGTCCAATGGAACGCTCTCAATAGGCAACCATCCTTGCTCTGCTTGCTGCGCGACCTGTGGCACTGCTTGCGGTGCTGCGAATAAGTCGGTGCCTTTTTTGACGTCATCGAGCAGTTGCACCAGAGACCCATCTGAGCACTCACCTATGTATCTCGCCACAGGCTCGGCCTGCATCATCTGCTTGACGATTGCGATTGCTTCTGTGACTTGTGCACCAGTCAAGGTGCCGTCATAGCGTTGCAGGCTTTCCAGCGCATCAAGCACTGTTTGTAGTTGGTTCATTTGATTTGCTCCTTGAGTGCGCGTATAGCATCTGCACACTTTTTAATCTCCACGTTTGCATGAGTCATTGGGCCGTGCTTGCTGACTGTCCCATCTCCGTCGATGTACATTGTTGAGTCACATGTTTCAGCAGCCTCCTCCAGCGCATCACGCCGGAACTGGAGCATTTGCTCTGACGTGTAAATGAAAAACCTTGCATTGTTTCGCCATGTTTCTTCGGCTGGTTCAGGTAGCTTGGTCATGCTGCGCCCTTATCTGCTAAAGAAGCAACTACGGCAAGGACCATCCAGCACACAGCCAAAAACAGCGCTGTTGCTTCGCTTGCGTAAGCTGCCCACCAAACTTGCGAAATCAAAAAACATAGGTTGGAGAATTTCATGCTGCTGAGCCTTTCATAGCTTTACTGCGTAAACCCACGCTGCAAACTTCCATAGAATCCAAATAGGCATCCATCGAAGACCATCCTTGCCATGCTGCAACTGCGCCCAGTTGCTCTACGATTGACCGGCCTTCCGGTACGTTAGACGGCATACACCAACGCAACTTCGCATAACGCTCCGCATCGCGCTGCACGTCATCAGCAACCACTGGGGCGGCGTAAAGCGGCAATACATGCAAGCTACTAGGAACACCATTGCATCTGCACCATCCACCTTTCTCTTGCATCATTTCAATTCCTAGTGCTGGTACATATCCAACAGGCTCCTGCTTCCGGCAGACTTCAATCTGCGCTGCAGCTTCTGCTAGTTTCTGGCGTAGGGTGTCGCGCTCTGCTGTCAGCGCTTTAATAGCATCAGCACGAGCCTGCAAGTCGCCCCAGACAGATAGGCCCTTGCCGGGGGTATAGCGCAATTTTTCAACTAAGTTTATCATAGGTTCTTAAAGGTTGGTTTGAATAACATTGAGTAACTCTTGCCGAGTCGTCTGTGCATGGTGTTCATCTGCCGGCGCTTGTTGTCCTCAAGGACCCTAGCTTGGTAGGCTGCCCTGCGGCGCATCCGGCGGAGGGTTACCAGTCGGATTAACTTTTCGTAGTAGGCGTCATTCATCCAACAATTCCTCCAACAAGGCCTTAAAAGCCTTTTCCATTGAGTCGCCTATCTCTTTCGGGATGGGCTCTTTTAGGGCTAACGCCCAGCCCTCAATCTGGGACAGCAGCATGATGATGGCGGTAATTTGCGGCTTGGTCATATGATTTGCCTAAATTGAATCCACCCAGTTAAGTTTCCGCTGCGAGTATCAGCACTGAGCGCTGGTGTTGCTTGGTGTTCAAGCGGTGAGAGGTGTTTGGGGTCACTCCCGGCCAGTCGATCATAGAGTGCCAAGTCTGCTTCGACGCTGGGCGTCCTACCTTCATGGGTCAGGTAGCTTACCCTGGCGCAGCGAGCCGCTGAGATTTTGCAGTCACCCATTGAGACGGAGTCAACGTAGGGCAGATGCCACTGGCCTAGTTTTAGCTCCCGAACGATTGAGATGTCCATTGCGAACTGCATGTGCTTGGCCAAGGTTTGAAAGTGGGGTTCTGCATCCGGGTGGCAGCGTAGAGCAAAGAAGTTGTCCCATTCGGTGGCTGTCACTACCGTTCGCATCCATTGGAAGGGCTCTAAGATTCGATTGCCGATCTGCTTGTGCAGTCCAAGCTTGGACAGGCCCCACGCAAAGATGCAGGCGGCCTTTGAGGCTGCTACCCATGTGAACTTGGCCAATGCCCGGCGCAGGCCCTGCACCTCCTCGCCAGCCTGCATACCCGGCTTGTTGGAACCCCAGACCATAGGGATGAATGGGTCGTTCCACACTTCTGAAATTAGTTTAATCACAGGTATCGCCCTGCTAGACATTGCGTTGCGTGAGAAAACCCTGTGGGTCATTACCTCTCCGTGAATGATACGGGGGTAGGTGAGAGAAAAAGTTGTAAGTCGTACGCCATGCTCACTAATTGAGTCGGCAATGATGTCAGCGGTAATGTTCATTTTAGTGATCTTTCTTTATGATTAGACCCAAACCACCAAGTGGTGCAGGCTGTTCGTAGGAGGGCTTGATTATCAAGCAAGCGGGCCTTCCAAGTGGTCTCGAAGGTCTTTAGTGCTTGCTCGGTTGCGGCGCTTCGCACTTGACTCACGTAGTCGTCAAGCAGCGGCAGGATGAGTAGCGTGCTGAGCGCCAAGCCTGCGGCGGCTGAAAATCCGACGTGGGCGAGGCCTCGCTTGACCTTGGCCGTTGCAGGGTTCGGCAGCTGCGGGATTCGCATGGTGGGCAGGGGTTTAAGTGCCAAGGCTTGCTCCGAACAGTAATACGGAGGTCGATACTGACAGAAAGGCTACGGATATGCGAGCCTCGTTGACACGGTCTACACTCGGTGCCAAGAAGCCTGTGCCTGTCATGGCATACATCGTCAGGTTCAGCAGCAGGATGATTGAGGGCAGGGCCACTATCAGGGCCAGAATTCTCAGTTTCATATCAAACTCCTAACCATTTTGCGCATACCCCTACGGGTTCATGTTGAAACATATAACAGTGCCCACCGTCGGTGAATTCCTGAAGGTGGGCATAGCCGCAGGTTCGGCAGTTGGACAGGCATTTGGGTTCTGGTTCTTTTCGGCGGGCGGTAATCACCCTACCCAGTGCGTCACAGAGTGCGGCGTCCCGGTCGGAGCGGGGTTCATAGTGCCCACCAGCAAGCAGGTGGGCGATCTGCTGCAATGCAATCAACGCTGCGTCGTGGTAGTCCGGTCCGCTGGACTCGACGTTGATTTCGATATTCATAGGACCACCTTCACAAGCTTTACGGTACCGCCTTGGGGCAGGCTTGCTTGGCCTGCGGTAGCAGCTTCCTGCTTGGTCGGAAACAGGGGCCAAGGGCAGCGGTACCTATCGTAGGTTGCCGCTGCCGGGGCACTCACCGTCATCCACTGAGAAGAACCGTCCCAGCGGTAGAACGCCAACCAGCCCTCGGGTTTAGGGGGCGGAATGAGGATTTCTGTTGTGGGCTGTGGGTCGAGTTCTTGGACTTCGATCATTTCAACACCTCAGCAGCTTTCAGTTGGTGTGTTTCACCGTCGAATGTGAGCTTGATGTTTGGCTTACCTATAAAACTTACCTGTAATGAGCTGTTCAGGATTACAGCGTATGTGTGGTGGTCTGGCTTGGGTTCTGGTTTGAAGCGGTACTGGATTGCCTCATTCCATGTAGGATGGTCTACGCAGTCATCCCATTCATTTGTAGGTATGACTCTATACTGCACAACTCTACTCGTATCAAGTGCCCACTCTAGGATTAAATCTGCATGTTTGTGTTTCATAAGTCATCCTCAAAAATTTTAGACTCGCATACTGGGCATTCTACATATGCAGAATACTCACCTGTTCTCTGGTTGTAGGCCCCTTTGTTAGGGTCTACCCTCTCGTTGTCACCGTAGATTCCGATTGGAAAGTTAAGCTTGTCACCGTCTAGTATGACAGCGCATGTATCGCAAGAGATCAGTTTCATATCAGTGCCTTGTAGTCGTTTGTGCTTTGAACAGGTGCTCGTCAATACTGACGACTTTTGGATGTGAGCCAGACAGGTCAACGTAGTAGACAAAGTAGACGGGGCCCACTTGCTGACCTTGCCAGTAGTAATCTCGGCAATAGCCAAGGACTTCCGGGTCAATCATCACTTCTGGCCCGTCTTCGATTTCAATGTAGGTCGTGCCACCTGTGGTGTAGATTACGTTTGGTGTGTTCTTTTCATACTTTGGCTTTCTCACTGGAATTCCTTGTTAGCCTTGAGATACTTCTCACACCAGTCGCCAAGCTTGTCCCAGAGGCGTTTAATCATTCGTGAAAGTTCCTCTCTTTTACCATCTGGTCGGCCAAGTTATAGGCCGTTGTTGCGTGTTCGCCCCAAGTCCCATTCTCGGCATCGTTGGCCAGCAGCCCCTGCAGGGCTGCGGCGGCAAAGTAGTCACGGATGGTTAGTCCCGGATAGTGTGGTGTGCCGCTGCCGGGGTGTGGAAAGGCTGGGCCGCTCATACCACCTCCAACGCTTCAATGTATTTCGCTACTACTCCCAGCGGCACATGGGAGTACGGGTCACCATCTACACCGTAAGGGTCCAGCAACTCGTGCCAAGGGCAGTTGTATAGCTCGACGGAGCCAATGCCGCACCAGTGAATGTCACTCTGCTGGATGGAAATTGTGATGCCGTTCTCCGTCTTGAAGGGGAGCCGAACACCGCAGTAGTAGAACGGCCCGCTGGTTGAGCCTGACCGTCGGAACCAGTTGTCCGAGTTGAGGTGGATGTCAAGTCTTTCTGCTGCTGTCATTTCTTCCCTCCTACTGGCCAGCCGAGGGCCTTCAATTCCGCCGCTGGGTTCTGCACTACAAGTGCGTTCGTGCTCTTGGTCAGCTCCTGTGGAGCGTACCGAACAAACTCCGGTAGACGCTCTTGGAGCTGCTTCAGGGTGGTGCAGGCATGGATGGCCGCCGATACCTTGTTCATGTTGGCTTCACCAATGTGACCAGTTCCCAGCGAGTAGTCGGGCAGCCTTTTGGTGCTGAGTGGCTGGTAGTCCCGTCCGCCCAAGCTAGAACACAACCACCGAAGAGTTCGGCAAAGTGCATAGGCACCCAATCGCCCCCTGTGTGTTCCTTCACCCAGATAGGGGTATCAATGGCCACCGCCGACCACACGTTAAATTCTTCAATCAATACGGGAATCCCTCCTGGCCCTAGACCTTGTAGGTCCAAGAAGATGGCTTCGCCTAGGTCGTCATCTACAACGATAACCTCCGTGCCTTTGAGGCCTGTGACACTAGCAACGCGCCACTTATTGTCGTATTTGTCAAGGTAAGTCTTACCAAGTTCGATGTTCATAACTTCCCCACTTGTTTAGCCAGCAACCACTTGTCTCCAAGCAGCCGTACAGACTTGACCCAAGCCCGCTGATTGTGCCGATTGGTACTCTCCGGCGCTAGTGGGTTATTAAACAATCGACGTACAGTCGTCAAGTAGTGTGTATTCATAATAAATCTCCGCAATAAAACGCTTCGTACCGAAGCTGTAAGAATAACCAATAGTAATAACTGCAATCCACTTTATGGATTAGAAAGTCCGACTTAGTGTAGACAGGGTGGCCATGGGCCACTTCTTTTTTAGCTCTCGCAAACTTCCGGCCAAGGTTGAAGCATCAACCTCAGACATACAACGACTCTCCCCAAAGTAAAGACAGAACATACTCATAATCCTCGCCATCAAGCAAGGCCTCGAACGCTAGGTCTATCGCCGTCTCTGAAAAGACCAGCGAGTTGATGTAGGACTTGTAATCCTCGCCAAGGTACTCGTTTAGGGCCTCCCTGATTGGGCCGAACGTCCCTAACTCCGCCGCTGCCAGTGCGTCATAGAGCTTATCATCCACTGCAGGAGCATCACTGTCGTCAGCACCGAAGCTAATCAGTGCGCTGTAACGGCGGTACTTGGACTTCTTTGGGGCCGGGCTCCGCTTGACAGGCAGGGCGTCCCAGTCAATCGCCAGCACAGCTTGCTCAAACAGTTCAAACTGTTCGAGGTCTACATACTCCTGCGGCGAGTGCTGCAGGTCGTAGAAACAGCCCACATTCAGACACTCCCGAACGGAGTCGGCGTAGTTGAGGGTGTCGGTAAAAACCCCTTTGCGAGACACTACAAACCCCATACCCAGCGCGTCGCATAGTGCTTGACCACACTCAACAGAGGCGCACTCTGTTGAGCTTTGCTGAATGATGACTTCCGGAGCTTGCCCCGGCTTAACCGCCCGGTCGAAGGCCACAATAAGGTCGAAGCCTGCGCAGAACTCCGGATGGCCGTCCACGATGGAGCGTGACCCCTCTGAACCGCATTCTTCACCTGTATGGAAGATGTAGGTGCCCGGTGTGCCATGGGCTATTAGCCGCAGCATGAGGTATATGCCAAGTCCGTCATCTGCACCCAAGCAGCCAGACCTGTCTGCCAGTAGGATAAGCCCCATGTCCTCCACAATGACTTGTGGAGAGCCGTCTGATTCCTTGGTTGAGTGGCATGTATCTATGTGGCAGGAGAAGGCAACTCTAGAGGCCCCAAGCTTGACGACGATATTCCCGTCACCTAGCGTGAAAGGTTTTTGTTCTGCCAGTTGCTGTAGGAGCCAAGCCCGGAATAGGTAGTCCCCGACAGATTTGTCAGCGCGTTTAGTCGTCAAAATAGTTTTAAGTAGGTGGTTCATATCAAAACTCCAACTTGTTGAGAAGCACGTTCAGCTTCAATATCACATACACGCCACAACTCACCGTCAACCTCTTCGGACTCTTCGTCCATAGTCCATTTGTCGCCGGCGTAATCTTCCCAGTGCGCTTTCTCGTCGTGGTAGCGCTTACCGTGGCCATCTACCCATGTGTTCTCTTTGAGAGCATAATGGTCGCCATCTTCCGTCTCTTCCTCAAGAGGGAATACGCGGTAATCGTCTTGGTGGTAATACTCACCCTCAATACAGACGCAATCGTCAAACTCGGCGTAGTCGCCGTTCTCCAGACAAACTATGTCGTCGGGCAGATTTTCTGTGTCGTAGCTCTTGCCGCTCACGTCAATAGCTTGGTCATCCGGCACGTAGTATTCGTCGTAACGGCGGCCACTACTTGAGCGCACCAAGGTGTAGCCGCCAATACAGCAAGAGCCTACGCAGCGGTCTTCGTGTCGTCCGACGAAATAAGTTTCGTCTTCATCGACTCGGCCGCCGCAATCATGGCAGGTACTGCCTCCTTGCTCTTCAAGGGTGCCATCCGTCTGCTGAGCCTCGTACTCACCAGAGGACACAATCTCCAAGTAATCGCGGTACACGTCTACGTTGTCACGGCTGCCGTCCAAGTAGGGGCACATCGTACCACCCTCTCTGGGGTGGTTCAGTCGAGCAAGCTGGGTGCCCTCGGGCCATGAACTGGCCTGCTTGATGCCCTGCTTCTCGAGCCATGCCTCCAAGCAGGAATCGGGCTCTGAGCGCCCGGCTCCTGACGGTACAGCGTAGGAGCGGACGAACTTTTTGCCGTTGACAAGGGCGCGGCCCAAGATTTTGTCACCAGACTTGCGGACAGCGACTTTCCAGCCATACTCTGGGTCGTAGCAGGCATAGGGGTGGGTGTCTAGCTCGCTCTCGTCTATGGTTCCGTCCTTGAGGGCGGGGAGGTTATCAGCATCGAACGGGATGTTGGAGTAGCGATTAGTGGACTGCATGCAGGAACTTGGGCCGAGCTCTGCCGCACGGATAATGTCCAGCTTGGTGTCTTGCAAGTAGAAAGCGTCAGGACTGTACGTCGATGCCCACGAGTGCAGCACATGGTCGGGAGTGTCAGGCCAATGGCGCTTGAGGTACTTACCGATGCTGGTCGTCGTCTGGATATTAGCGTCGCCCTTGCGGTCGGACTGGGTATAGGCCAGCCGTGTGTTGTCTTCTGCGATGTGCGGGTGTTGCAGCACGACAAGGTGCCACTCTTTTGGGCGCTGGTTGTCAAGTGCCGTTACGACTGCTGGGTGCAGCTTGGCTTGTTGCTGCTCGCGTCGATACCATGGGCGAGTTTGTGCAAGGATGACTTGCAGGTCTTCGTATTGCATAGTGGGCTTTCTTAGTGAGATTTAGCCCTAAGCGGGCTGGGGTGGTGATTATAGTCGTTTATAGCAGGCGGTGGGTGAGTGCTCCACCCCTGCCATACAAGGCGTAACTCAAAGTCTCGACAAGGTGGTAAGTCATACTCATCCCACAGCCCTGAACAACGACAGCATCTCGAATCCGCCAGTCAAGTGCCTGCGCCGTCATCCAATCTAAGTTTCGGATGTCCGAACCTTCAATGCAGAACACACTAATCTGACGGCTCATGCCAGACTTAGAGACTGAGCGTACAAGTGTGAATACAGTCGAGCCTTCCGGCAACCACTCACGCAAGTACTTCTTAGCCTGTTCACAATACTTGCGCTTGCCCTCCGCATTGGAGAGTTTTACAGCCCCGTTCGGCGGGCTGCTGAGTTGATAAATCGTATCGCCTAATTCGTAGTAGTGCATGTCAATCTCCATTCGTCAGGTATGCCGTAACCAAGGTACTCCCCGTGTGAGTCCAAGTTACAGGCGAAAGGTACACAAGGCGAGCATTGCTGCCCTTTGTGCATTACGGGTGAGTCAAAAATAAAGAAGTTCAGCGCCCCTCCAAGCCAGAGCGTTGCGTAGGTTACGCCGTCAAGCGTCCCTGAGATGCTTGGCTCCGGGTCGTGGTAGGGTTCGGAGTAATCCTCGCTGAAGTCTTCGGGGTATCCGTGGTGCTTGGCGTCTGGCCCGTACATCAAATCGGCCACCGTGTCTTCGTGCAGCGAGGCGGCGCTTATGACGCCGTAGGGGATTCCGGTGGTGGGGTTACGGTTTGTGGTCATCTATTACCTTTAAGTTGCGTGGGTCAAATCCTCTGCCTACAGGCCACCATCGGTCCCCAGTCCAGAACTCCCATCGAGTGAGTTCTTGCCACTCTTCAGCGACAGGATTGAGGTGTTGCACCTTTATCTGCTTGTACAGCTGCTCATCGCCGTAGATGGTCTGGTAGTGGGTTGCTTCGGTGTGGCTCATTTCTTCGCTCCTATAACGGCCAAGGCGATGGCTTTCTGCGGGGTTTCTGCTGCGGGGCATCCAGTGCCAGCGACAATCCACCATTTGCCGCCAGTGCAATAGGGGAACATGTTGTACTGCTTCGCAATCGGCCCAATGACGCTCCAGTCTTTGTAGTCGAAGACTCGGTTGTTGTAAACCCAGTTGTGGCTCCTGCTGTACCGGACCTTGTCGTATGGGTTTCCGGTGTAGACAAGTACGTGCTCCCCGCTGATCTGCACACGGCCCCACCCAATCGCAAGTGCCAAGGCTTTGGAAATCTCTAAATCAGTCATCATCTTGTTACCCCCCGTCTAAACAAGTTTTACCTTCTAAACAGTTACCACAGGCATTACAGCTAAAGCAGTAGGCACAGCCACAGCCACAGCCACAGGCATCGAACACACCACAATCGCAGCAGTTGTAGAGGCTGTGGCAGGCATAGCGGCCCTCCAGCAGGTCAGTAAACATCATCTTCGTCCGGTTTAATCTGGTCAGCAAACGCATGCGCCATGTCCACAATCGGCTGCAAGGCGGCGATGCGCTCGTCTCTGAGTCGGATGATGAAAAGAGCCGCGGCAAGGGCAGCGAGCAGGGCATCTTCCCTGCCCTTGGTCTTGTACACGAGGTTGGATTGCGTCTGCTCGCTCCAAATCCAGTGCCGCCCAAGGTGGTCCACTGTGAGTGCGCATCCACACACTTCGCGGACAGCGCCCTCGTGGTCGGTGTAGGTTAATTTGGTCATATAACCAACCCTTGATTGCCATATGTATTTATCTCGTCCCAGCCTGCGGTGCACATTCGCTCTTCCACATCCTCGGGGTCGGCGTCTCCAATCTCATGAGGCAAAAACACGGTTACAGCGCACCCGCTTTTACGGAGCTGGCGTAAGCACTCTCTGTCCTGCTCTGTTAGTTCAATTAAGGTCATTTGGAATCTCCACTGTGTCACCCAGTTCGCTTTCCACAAGGCATCGCAAGCCTGCCACAAGTTCGTCACGGTCACAGTGCATCCATTTCTTGCCCTCGTCACCGTCGGTGTATCCGTCAGTCCAGTAGGCAATCCACAGGCCAGAGTGGTCGATGGTGCGGCTGATGCGGTACTTGGTCAGGACTGGGCCGCCTGCTTCCCACTTGCGAGAGAAAAGCAGGTTCGGGCCGGTGGTGTAAGAGCCATCCAGTTTCCCATCTTCGTCGCGGCTGCGTCGGAACAGGCTGGCGGGCATGGAGCCCCCCTTCTGGATATAAATGTCTTCAGGCTTTAGCCCCAAGGCCGTACAGACTGCCCAGTCAAGTGCTGCGCCTTTTAGGGTTGATGTCTTAACTTTCATACAAACTCCTCCCTTACAAGTTGCATCAACTGGCGCGGCGCATCTTGAGCCATGTCGATGTGGTGTCGTCGGTAGACCTGCCCTCCTCGAACACACTCGGCAAGTTCGTACCGAGGTGAGTGGTGCCTAACGTCGATGTAGTGCTCGCGGTGCTTATAAATTACGCAGCGGGAGCCTGATGTGGTGGTGTTTACTCGCATAGTGCGTATCTCCATGTTCGTTGTGTTGAATTCCACCGGGCGACAAGTTCTTTCGCCTTCAGTAGCTGTGTGCGCTCGCCGTATAGGCCGCAAAAGACCTCGTGATGAGTTGCGTTGAAGGCCGCTTTGTAAGTCTCGCCTGAAGCGATGTTGGTGCGGGTAAAGCTAATCACAGGTGTACCTCATAATCACTTGGTCAAACATAGTGAGCTCAAGTCCACCTGCAACTTCCTGCAGGTCCTTGACGTAGCCGTAAGAGGAATTCTCCCCCCATGTGAAGGTGTACTGTGAACTTCCGGGTATGAACCGGCCTACCCGTATGCGGTTGAGCTTGGGCTTCATAATGAATCCCGTCCCGTTGCGCAGCGTGTCGCCGTCGAGGTGCCAGCCTTGCGCGGTGGCTCGCTCTACGACTTCGGGCCAATCCTCAAGTGCGGTACCGCCAATCATGGTGGCGGTGACTGGGTGGTCTTTGAACTTTGCGAGAAGTGCTTTTTTAGTCATGATTGACAGTAAATCCAAGTTGCTTGAAATAGAACTCTGCTAGGGTTTCTTTTGCGGTAGAGAACACCGCCAACTTCTTGGCGTGGTACACGGTGACAAGGGTGCCGCTGCGCGGTATGGCCCATGTTCCTCCGTCTGAGAGGGAGTTGACAAGGTTTTGAGTCCATGCTAGGTGAGCGTTGTAGGGTGCCTCATCGTCGTCGATGTCTGGGGTTCTATCGTATGTGGTCATCTCGTCAGCCTTTTCAAAATCTCTTCGTCCGTCATCCCACTGAGCAGGCAGGTAATCTGCTCTTTCCGGTCCTTGGCAAGCTGAGCCGCAATCTGCTGGTCGCGGCGGTAAGCCGCCAGCGCCGCTGGATATTCGGAGTGGTCCTCGGGGTTGAGCCTCGTGTAGACGTTGACTTTTCGTCCCTTGTCGTCCATGAAGACTGGCCGTCCGCTGGGTTGGAAGATTACGATGTAATCAGCAAGTAGGGCTGTGATGGAGTGTGTTGCCCCTGCTGTAATTTTTTCGTCAGTGCCGTCTCGGCGGGTGTGGTAAGAGATATAGCTCATGCTTTCCTTCAAAAATGTTAGCAAGGTCAAGGGCTGCGTCTTCAGGAGTGTGTGTGTCCGCATTTTTCGATTCCCAACCACATCCCGCACCACTTGACCATGATGTATTCGCCGTAATTTATGATTCCTCGACGAAATGTGGTATAGGGTGTTGTTGGGTTCTGCTTCCATTTACGGAGCAGGGAGAGTTGTTGGGCTTTAGTGAGTTTCAAGGTTGTACTCCTTTGCGATTTTGGGTAGTTCTTCTGGCCATTGGTGGGTTGATACTTTGTCGTGCAGGCCCTGAAGTCTGCACAGCAAGGTCAGGGTTTTGTACGTCGTCCCTATGCCGGAGTCTCTCAAGGCAGCTCTGACGGCGTAACTGCACGTCAACTGCCCTTCCAAGTCCTCGCTGTAGACCTCCGGCGCTATCAGGCACCCTACGGCACAGGACAAGCCGTCAGACGTGCGGTAGCGGCAGCTGTCGTCTTCCATGGCGGGTTTGTTCTGTTGTAACAAGTGCGCTGATACTTTGTCGAAAATTTCTTGGTCGGTCATACGCGGACATGCTCCTCTTGGTTGAAGTAAAAACCCTGCCGTAAGAGACAGCAGGGCGGTTCGGGTGGGACCTTTTTGCAGCGGTTGCCGTTGGCGTTGAAATAGGAGCCGATTTCAAGCGCGGCGAAGGTGGTGCGTTTCATATGTAGGCTTTGAGGATTTCGGTTTGCTTGTTTTTCATGGCTGAGGCAGCAGCGTCCCAAGCAGCAGCAGCATAAGCAGCATCAGCAGCATAAGCAGCAGCAGCAGCAGCATCAGCAGCATCAGCAGCAGCAGCATAAGCAGCAGCAGCAGCATCAGCAGCAGCAGCAGCATAAGCAGAAGCCCGAGCAGCATAAGCAGCAGCAGCAGCATCAGCGTCCCAAGCAGCAGCAGCATAAGCAGCAGCAGCAGCAGCATCAGCAGCAGCAGCAGCATCAGCAGCATAAGCAGCAGCCCGAGCAGCAGCAAGCGCCAACTCCTCTTGCGAGGCCTCCCCGTTAGCAAATTTCTCTGCTACATCAAGTGCGGTAATGCTCCTTGGGTCGGTCATCAAGTGCTGTACTTCACGAGCGAAAGCAACAGCTAACAAGCGCTTTTCCTTGTCAAAGCCTTCGACCGCTTTCAAGCACCAGAGGGCATCCTTGAATCCGTTTGATTCAAGGATGGTCCGCAGCGCCAAGGGCTCGTCGTCTGCGGCGGTCTTGTCGAGGTGCTTCAGGAGTCGGGCCCAGCCTGTTTTGCAGGGTGTGTGCTGGCGGATTTGGTTGAGTGTTGTTTTCATAGAGGTGTGGTTAGGTTAGGAGGTCGGTGCCAAGGCCTCAAATCGGGCGTTTGAGCCGCTTTTGCGCTTGGGCAAGGGCATTGGTGCTTGATGGTGCGTTTTTGGCTTATGCGGGCTCTAGATTTACAAGCTCTACCCGGCGGCCAAGTTCAACAAGTTCGCCGCAGCCTGAGTACCGGTTCGTCTGCGTCGTCCCTTTGTGCTCTATGGTCACGGTGAAGGGCTTGCCCCTTGCCAAGGGTACTCCGATGTGCCGGATTGCCATGGGGAGGGACATAGTGGTGGTTCGGTTGTGTAGGGTGATTGTGGTCATGGTGAGGTCACATAAAGTCGTCAAAGCTGACGGTTGGAGGCGCGGCCTTGGAATCCGCTGCTGTCCCGTAAGCGGGCGGCGTGAACCAAGCTCGGGACTCCCCTGCGGGGCCTTGCCATATCTCGGAGGCAATCTCCCACTCGTAGGGTGGGTCCCCTGCGTCGAACTCCCAAGCGTTGTCGGGGCGGTCGGGTCTGGGTGTCGGGTCTGGCAGGTAGATTTCTTTCCCCGCCTTTGGGACGTGTGCAGAGGTCACCCAAGCGTAACCAAGGGTTGTGGCTTGGGCTTGGGCTTGGGTTAGGTCTTTGGCCCGCAAAACGTGTATTTTCCTTTGTAAGGGGAAGGAGCCAGCGAAGAATTTTTGATACCCACGCTCGTCAGCTATCACCCCGTTAATTTGGCTGCAATGCAGGCATGAGCCGCCTTGCAGGAAGTAGGTTGAGATGCCCAAGGTGAACTTGTTGCAGGCGGTGCATTGCCCAACCCAGACACGAGCACCTCCAAGGCTCACCTTGGTGAGGCGGGTTTTGTCGCTGTTCAGGATTGGTGCCAAGTTTTTGGTTGGCAGGAAGGTCGGGGGCATGGGCTGGACTTGGTTCGGCTCCACCAAGAACCAGCCACCCTCCCACCGGATGCGTTGGCGGTAGTGCTTTACCACGACGTCAGGCTTCACACCTTCCCAGTTGGAGGGGATTAGTTTGTCGGGCTTGTCTGGTGCAGGCACCAATTCGGTCAGGGTCTGGCTCTTTACCCAGCCGGAGAGCTGTTCCAAGGCTTCCAAAGTCGAGCGCTTGGGGCTTCGCAGGCCTCCGGGCAGGGGAGGGAGGACTCTTTGTCGGGTGATTGTGGTCATACTATTCTATTTCGATATGTTTAGAGGATACGGAGGGGTAAAAACCAAAACCCAAGCGTCTTTGCTTTTTAAGGCTTAAAAACTTTTAGGCTTATAAATGGCCTGTAATGTATTCTTGAAAAGTATGGAATAGGTTTTATAGAATAGTTAAACCCTTATAAAACAACAACTTACTTATCAAAACCTTGCCTATTCTATCCTAGGAAAATCCTTGTAATAGGTAATAACAATAATTTTTGACCACAAAACTTGTAGGGGCTTTGCCTAATAACCCTAAAAACTCGTAAAAATTTTATTTAGTCTCTAGAACGGGACTATTCTTCGAGTTTTCTAGGAATGAATAGCCGTAGAAGCAGATAATGCTTGACAAACTAGCAATCTAGTTCTAAGCCGAGGATAAAACCCTTGTGAATGCCCGATTCCTTGTAGGAATACACCGCTTGGACTCCACGCTTGGCAAGCTCTTGTTCAAGGCGTGATGCCAAAAACGTCTCGCCAATCAGTGCAAAGGCATAACCTTGAGCTGAGTATGCTAGGTTTTCGGCCAATTCCCACGCCTGTTTGGGCGTAGGCCTGGCCCCGAAAGCCGGCACACCCGGCCCAAACGGCTCGACACCTGCTTTTATTTGCTCAGGACTAGCAGGCAGCCCCGTTAAGTTGGCTATGTCCATAGCATCACAATCACGCCGATGACCGAAACGATCACGATAATTAAATCCGACACCCGAAAAGGGTCGGATTCGAGAGGGGAGAAATGTTTTTTCATGGGAAGTCCTTTGTGTATAATGTGTGTATGAAAAGAGCAAACTACTACCTACCCCAGCCCCTGCTTGACAGGCTCGAAACCGTCAAGCAAAAACTTGGCATCAGCGCAAGCGAAATTATCCGCAATGCGATTGCTGAATATCTAGAGAGGCGCGGCTTATGAACAAGCGACCAATCAGAATCGAGGGGCTGATTGCGTATGTGCCGCTGCCCTGTGGCAGGGAGGCAATTATTGATGCAGAAGATGCCGAACTGGTGGGGAAGCATAACTGGTACCTTGATGCCAACAGCTACGTAGTGACATGGCTGCCCCTAGGCAATGGCGAGCGAAGGCTACTCAGACTGCACCGACTTGTAATGGGCGACCCAGAGGGGAAGTTAGTGGACCATCGGGAGGGCGTAAAAACTGATAATCGAAAATGCCTTTTGAGACCAGCTACACATGCGCAGAACCAAGGTAATAAAGGGATTCCGAACCACAACACGTCCGGCATCAAAGGTGTGCATTGGAGCGGAGCACGCAAGAAGTGGCGAGCCAGAATCGTGCATGAAGGCGAGAGCATACACCTCGGCTACTTCACCGACATTGAAGCCGCCGCAAAAGCCTACCGAGAAGCCGCCGTCAAATTTCACGGAGAATTTGCAAATTTCGGTTAATCCGTACTCGGAAGCTGCCTCGTAAGGCAGCAACCGGCTACGCCCTCCGCAAGGAAGGTTCACCAGCCCCGCAAAGGGCCGTTCAGGGCGTTTTTCAGCCCTTGAGCTGGGTAGACATCACCCAGTTAGATGGAGACCGCTGCGAGGCTTCCCATGCGTTAATACTGGCATGGGAGACAGGCAGGGTGTTCGGTTAAAGGTTAAGGCTTTGTCGCTGCGCCTGGTGACAGCTCACACAATTCTGCCGGTGTGCTCGACTCTTGCTATGTTCCGCAAGACGGACCTATTTTGTTTAATTGGCGGCGCGTAAACCGTCTGACAGTGCCGAAGTCTTGAACGTGTTATCAGGGAGAGCAGGGACGGCATAACCCATTGGAACTATAAAGAGGCCCGCAAGATGTAGGGTGCATGGCTTTTAGAATAGTCCCGTAAGGTGTCGGCGTAAGTCAATACGCTAGGCCGTGTGTCTGTGTGTTCAATATATCGGATTCTCAGGGTGTGGAATCGTTACCGCAAAGCCCCATCGCGTTAGCTGGAGGCTTTGTCCCGCTTAGGTGCGCGGGTCCGTAACTGGTGGACTGCGGGTTGTAGGAACACGTCAGACACTCTTGATGGTGCCTTATACGGGTTTGCAGTCGCCTAGGTTACGGGGTTTTGGTGCTTTATGGGCGCTTAGCTATGGGCGGCGGCGGCGGTTGTATGCGTTTCACTGACCCGTAAGCGGGAATTGTGTTACCCAGTGCGGCTGTAAAGCGGCTCTGATAAGGCATACAACGGGCGGCGCTTTCCATAGCGTTACCGTAAAGCGTGAATTGTTAAAGATTACCTATACGCGGGCGGCGGCGGCGTGAATCACGGCGGCGGCGGCGGCGTAAACTAGGCACGATCACCTAGGTTTTGGCTATTCAATGTGCACGGGTTAAGTGCACATTGAATAACCCTACTAACAGTAGGGTTATTGATTTTATAGCAAGGCGGTGGCGGCGGTGGCGGCGGTGGCGGCGGTGGCGGCGGTGGCGATAGCGTCAAGTGTGGCGGCGTCATACAGTCCTGCAACGATGGCCGCGATAATGGCGGCGGCGTCAGGCGCTTTAACGGCGGCGGGTTTACGGGCGGCGGCGGGTTTTGGGGTAATCCATTCGGCGGCGGTTAGGGTTTCTAACCCCATAATGTCCCGCACGGCGGCGCATGAAAGTGCCAAGGCGCGACCTATTGCCATAGGCAAGCCTTTAGCCTTGTCTTTCGTCAACAATTCGGCGCTGAAAGCGCCGAATCCGGCCTTGCTTGCGGGCATATCTAAGCCGTGTGCCGCCGCCGTGCTGATAAGTACAGCATGCACACGACCCGCGGCGGCTTGTTTCTCAATATCGGCATTCAAGGCGGCAGCGCCCGTCTTACCCAAGGCGCGTGCAAAATCAAAAGAAGACATTTTAAACCTTTCATAATTAGCCGTATTAGGTAGACCCTAGTTTATCGGCATGAGTAAATTCTACCATTAAATTTTAGGTGTTTGCAATATATTTAAATATATTTTAAATGTTGCATGCTTGCCAGGCAGTGTTGTTTTTATGCAACAAAATAAATGTTGACAATATGGAAGGCTTGACGTATAGGGGCTACGGACTGGGCCATGCGCCAGCCCAGTCCAGGCCCCTCTCCCATCCACAAATTTTCTGCCAAAACGGCCCTCAAAAACGCCTCTGCCAATTTCCCCAAACCCTGTACAATGCTGCCACAATGACACCAACAAGAACCCCAACATGCGTAAGACCCTTGCCCAACTCGTCACACCCGAACAGCTAGACGCGCTGTACCACCGAACCCTGACCGTGCGCCAGCTCGCCAAGGACCTTGGTTACTCGGAATCATGGGTAGGCAAGAGCTTGCCCGCCCGCGCACCCAAACGTGACCCCAAACTCCTACGCAAAACGCGCATCGAGTTCCAAAATCAAATCGTGGCACAGTATTTGTCACAAGGGATTTCAGCGAAGCAGGCCGCAGCCCTATCATTCACCAGCCCCAGAACCTTCTTCCGGCGGCTGAAGGAGTATAAAAATGGCCAGTCTTGACGAAATCTACGCGCAAAAGAAAGCCGCACCTCCACCACCAGAGCCCAAAGACGGCCCACTTGACCTGCATGCGGAGCTTCTGCTCCAGTACCAAAAGGCCAAGGACATGCTGCAGGATGCAGAAATTTCAGACGAACCCTTGAACTACCGCGTACAAGCCTTGAACGCTATCGGGTCAGTCATCTCCCAACTTGTTAAGTTGCAGAGTGATTTGCATACGTTGGAAGAGCTAAAACGAGTGGAAATGGCACTTAGCCACAGCTTAAAACAGTTCCCAGAACTGCAGCAAGAGTTCTTTGACACCTACAAGGGGGCACTGAAGCTATGAACTTGGCCACAGAACACTTCCAAAGACTCGTGGATGACGTGTCCAACAGGTATCACCTGCACAATTTATCCGATTACATCGAAAAGAATATCTACTTGGAAGGTCGCCGCATGTCCTTCAAGAACGGCTATCAGTTCCAAAAAGCCATCGTAAACGATACGAGTCGGGCCACAAATATCGTAAAGCTGGCTCAAATCGGTGCCACGACCTCAACTATAGCGTATTTCTTAGCGGGAATGGCTACGCAACCCAAGTTTAACGTAATTTACGGCCTGCCCAGTTCTGGAGATGCAAGTAAGCTGACCACTACAAAAGTCAACCCGCTGATTAACGAGTCACCTGCATTGAGGCGCATGGTCGATAAGGATACGGATTCTGTTGAACTGAAGAAAATCGGGAAGAACTTCCTATTTACCCGTGGCACCAGGAGTGAGACCGCAGCCTTGTCCATCAGTGCTGACTGCCTCGTGCTGGACGAATTAGACAGGTGCGACCCTGACACGGTGAAGCAGTTTCGCTCACGCCTACAAGCCTCAAAACTCCAAATTGTCAAGCAATTCTCTACCCCGACGATTGGAGGGCTCGGCATCAGCAAGGAAGCTGAGACTTCCAAGCGCTACCGGCACATGGCTAAATGCGCCTGTTGCAACCACTTGTGGATGCCAAGCTTTCACACTGACATCGTGATTCCCGGATTTCTTGGGGATATGACTGACATCACTGCCACCTCCATCAAGGACATTGCTTGGCAAAAGGCTCGGTGGAACTGTCCAGAGTGCGGAAGAGACCCTGTTTTGCGAGAGACCAGCATGGAGTGGGTTTGTGAAAATGATAATGATAATTACGAGGCGCACACTTACTACATCAGCCCCGCAACAGCCTGTGAAGTGCTAAAACCGAGCTATTTTGTGAGGGTAAGCACGGAGTTCACTAAGCGCTCAGAGTTCCTGAACCAGTGCTTGGGAGAAGTGGCAGAGGAAGAGAACGAACAGATTACTTTGAAAGACCTTGAAGCTGCACTTGTGGATAGCCCGCTGGATTCAAGCGAATTACACTGTCTTGGGGCTGATATGGGTCAATTATGTCATGTGACTATCGGCAGGTTGACAGCGGACGGCACACTGCTGACGGTACACCGAGAGGCTGTACCACTCTCCACATTTGAGATGCGTAGGCGAGAGTTGTGTGCTCAGTTCAAGGTGGTGGTGAGTGTGCATGATACACAGCCAGAAACACATTTGATAACCAAGATCACAGATTACGACCCGAGAGCCTGGGGCGCTATGTTTTCCAGTTCCAAGAACCCAGAGTTGTTCACCAGTCACCAAAAGGAGGAGGACAAGGAAGAAGGAAAGCTTAATTTACGCTTGGTAAAGATTGCCCGCACGGCCATGCTTGATAAGGTACTTTCACTCTTTAAGGAGCGAAAAATAGTAATTCACAAGGCCGGCGACGATGCAAAGTTTACATCACAGATGCTATCGCTAAAACGTGCGCAAGAGTTCGTTAGAGATGAGCTAACCTATGTTTGGAAAAAGACTGACCACGAGGACCACTACCACTTTTCGCTTGTGTACTTGCTGACTGCTTGTTTATTAAGGGGGACCGCTGGAAGTTGGACAAACGTGGGGGCGGTGCCACTTGTTTCGAGTTTTGCGGTGCGGAAATAGTGTGGTAGAATCATTGCACAGGGCTGTGAAAGGCCTAAACCTGTGGCCTGAAGCTTCATTTGATAGTGGACGGCCTGATGTACCGTGCCACAGCGGAATTTTCACCGTTGGGCCTACCACTTTCAAATGGAGCTTCACATGACAGTAGAATTTTCTTCACCAGTAGCAGGGCGCAAAGCTCCCACAGGACGCGAGCCTAATTTAGCAGGAGACAAGTACGGGAGGTTGACTCTTGTTGGAGAGGTTGGCGGGCAAATTTGTAGCCCCTCGTTGCGCAAGTGGTTGTGTAGGTGTGAGTGTGGCGTTGAGACGCAGGCGGTACTGGGCCACCTGCGCAGTGGCAACAGCACCAGCTGCGGGTGTTACGCGCAGGAAGTCCGGGCGGCAAACGGGCGGGCAAACGCAACTCACGGGCTTAAAAAACATCCACTCTATATGACGCACAGCCACATGCTGGACCGCTGTTATAACCAAAAAGACCCGGATTTTCATAGCTACGGCAACCGGGGCATCCGAGTCTGCGAAAGGTGGCATGAAATTCGAAATTTTATTTCGGATATGGCACCCAGCCACCAGCCCGGACTCACACTTGAGCGGGCAAATAATGCACTTGGCTATTCACCTGAGAACTGCGTCTGGGCGACTCGGATAGAGCAAGGACGCAACAAACGAAACAACCACCTAATTGCATACCAAGGACGCAACATCTGCCTTGCCGAGGCGTGCGCGATTGCAGGCTTGCCGTACAACCGAGTCAACGACCGCCTCAACAAGCTAGGCTGGCCCATCCCACGAGCCCTAGAATCCACCGATTTTCAACTACCTCTGTTAGAATCGGCCCAAACCCCGGAGCCCCAACATGTTTGAATCCCTAAAGAATCTATTCCAAGCAGCCACCCTACAGCCCCCGCCGTTGCCCAAATCCCCGAACGCACCCCAGAGCTACCCCGGCTATCGCACCAATGTTACCCCAAGCACCAGCGCTAAGACCCGCACTGAGCGTAACCTCAAGAGCTTAGACCGACTCACAGACCTGCGATCACGTAGCACCACCTCCCAAGTCTTGCGCGAAGCATCAGTTCAAAGCGCAGAACTAAGCGCAGCCATATATCTTGCAACCAGGCTCGGCATCCCCGAACGCTTCACAGTTATCGGCAGAGACCTTGACGGAAAAGTAGACGCAAACGCCACAGCGCTTGCGCACGAGCTCCTACGCCGACTGACCTACCTCGGCGCAGCTGACGGCTCATTCGGCCCCCAACAGGGGCTCCAGTCGCTCAGTGAGACACTGGCCCGAGACTTGCTGCTTGAAGGTGCAGCCTGCCTAGAAGTGGCGCTTGACCAAGCCCGCATCCCGGCCAGCTTGAACGTAATCGCCCCGCCCACGTTAGTGTTTTACGAGGAAAATAATTCGTTCAGACTAGCCCAAAAAGTAGGCGGAGATGAAATCTCTCTGGACCTAGCCACTGTAATATACACCAGTGTGGATCAGTCATCCAGCCAGTTACACCCAACGAGCCCGTTAGAGTCAAGCATTAAGGCTATTATTGCTGATTTAGATTTTAGCCAAGACATGTCTAGAGTGCTCAAGCGGGCCATCTTGCCGCGCCTCTCTGCCAGTATAGACACTGAGAAGCTGAAGAAGATGACTCCACCAGAGATTCTGGCAGACCCCGAGAAATGGGCAACCTACCAGAACACCGTTATTGCTGCAGTACAGAGCGTAGTCAACGGCTTGAGCCCAGAAGACGCTTTAGTGTCCTTCGATATGGTGGCATACTCCTACTTAGATGGAGGCCATAGCCCGGGAGACATCCTAGAACAAGTACAGAAAGTTCTGAACGCAAAGTTAGCGTCGGGCGTGAAGACTCTGCCAGTAGCCCTTGGCTTCGGCAGCTCTGCCAATGCCAGCTCAACAGAGTCCCTGCTATACCTCAAGTCAGCTGACATGCTGCGCCGGAAATTGAACGAGGTCTACAGCCGGGCCCTGACAGTGGCCATCCGTATCATGGGCGTAGACGGCTACGTCGAATTCGCTTACGAGGAGCTAGACCTACGGCCTGCCAAGGAACTTGAAGCCTTCAAGTCCATGGAGCAGTCACGTATCTTGGATTTGCTGAGCCTTGGCATGCTGGATGACAACGAGGCGTGTTTGCAGTTGACCGGCCAGTTGCCTCCAGCAGGTTACACACCCAAGAGTGGTACCATGTTCCGCAGCACACAGTCACAAGCACCGGTTGCGAACCCAGCGTCCAATACATCCACGACCCCAAAACCTGACACACCGCAGCAGCCAAAAGGTCCTCCGGCGAAAGCAGAGGCGGACCCAAACTTGGCCTTGGCACATGCCCAGAGCGAGCAGGCGAACGAGACTACAAAGCAGGCCTTGAAGGCAATGCAAGACCTCACATACGTGATGAGTCAGCAGAACCAAAAGCCCACACAAGTTCACATGCAGCAAGACCCGATTGAGCTGAACCTGAGCATAGCGCCAGAGGCTAAGTCACCGACCAAGCGCACAGTCAAAATCATACGTGACAAGGATGGCCGTCTTTCAGACTTCGAGGTGAGCGATGCACAACAGTGAACACCTACTCTCGTTCCTAAAGGGCGAGCACCGCGAATCTGACTTGTATAAGCTTGCCCTGTTTTTGGAGAAGCCGGGGGACGTTTACAGCAAATCAGGTGAGGTCAAGGGCCCCGGTTACACCGGAGGCGGCAAGGATTTGCCCAAGGCAGAGTATGGGGCTTCTGAAAAATCTGTTTGGATGACCTTCAGTGGCTCTGTCGTTTGGCCTGGGAGCTCGATAGCCGCTCGCTACGCTATGATTTACAACCACCGATCGAAGGCAGTTGTACACGTAGAGGACTTCGGCAAGCTGAAGTCGTCTGAGAATGACCGATTTACGGTAGAGTTGCCGGGGACTGGAGAGCCGCTCATTAAGATAGGACTCAAGTAAACTTGGCAGCCACCAATAGACCTTGACCAATTACAATACGACGTTATTCAACACAGAGGGTAGAGCGTGACCGCTTTTACAGTTAGTGCCGGTGGAGATGTGTTTTTCGATTCGCTCACCGGCGGCTCGGTAAATGCTACGCTTGACACCTATACGATCTCGGACCAGACACGCTTGGTAATTCGCAGTGACTCAAACGCTTGTGCTAACCATAGCGTTGCGTTTGGCTCGTTGGACACCGTAGCTTTCTCCGGCACCGGTGGAACCCTGCACTTCGACCCAACCAACGTGAGGGTGGTTGCGTACACAGGCGGTTCTGGAAACAGTCCGGCTTTCGGCGCAGCGATCAGTCAAGGAGGTGTTTCAGGGGTGTTCTTGGGTGCATGGACCAACTGGCAATCAGAGTGCATCGTACCGGGCGCAGCTATCAGCGCAACAGGCTTCATAAAGATTGGGCAGAAGGTTGGCGGTAACTTTGCTGCAGGTGCGTTGACGGGCATTACAGCTACATGCTCTGGCGCTGACGTTCAAGGATGGATGGAAGTGCGCGGCGACACAGTGGCCACAATCACCGTACCTCGAATCGGAAAGGTGACTTCAACAGAAGCATGGTTTCAGCTTGGTACAACGGATGGAACACGAACTCAAGTAATCCCTTGCCCGACTACAGCGACCTTTGCTGGTGCGTTTCCGGGTATTTGGGTTGAGACTGCCGCAGGTTCTGGTGTTTATGACCGCTATGCGAACGCTGGTTCAATTGTTGCCCTTGCAACACACAGAACAACACCTGAGATGAAGTTCTTTATCCAGACTACTGCAGGCATCCGCTTGGGTAGTGATGGAACGAATAACGTCTTTTACATTCCACCTACAGGGTGTAAGGTTCGCATCCCAGCCACCATACTGACCAACAGCACACGAACGGCATCGGGTACTGGCCCTCGTGTACTTCCTAACGCGACGATTGCCACGAGACAAGAGTTTGTAACCACGGGTGCGGGCTACTTCGATCTGCGGGGCATAGTCAGCCAGTGGTACATGAACCTGCAGCAGCCGTTCTACGTCAAGTACAAAAGCTGCGCAATATCTGACTTGATGAACCTGTATGAGGTGGCTTCACCCCTTGACGTAACTGACTGTATCGTTGCGCCTACACAAGCCCAGATCAACTCAGCGCTTAACGTGATTTCTTGCTTTGCTGGCGGGTCAGTCGCTGATAACTTCTTTGTACGCTTTAGCATGGCAGCCTCTGGAAACTACGTTAGCCAGATTAACTACGCAACTAATGTTGTGTTTGACAGAAACACCCACGCCTCACTAACTTTACGCGCCAACGGCACAACAGGCGTTATTGGTAGCACACAAGCGGTTAGCTGCACGTTCAATGATGAGACATTCATTGGTGGTCGCGGCCTGTTCGTTACCGCGCAGAACTGCACGTTTAACCGCACTGTCTATTACGACCACACCATTACGACAACCACAACAGCGACCAATGCGATGTACGCTATAGACCTGACAACAGGCTCTTCTGGTAACGTGGTTGATGGCTTTGTACTTCCAAATCCGGCGGTAGGACCTTACAACGGCTTGGTAGCTGCGAACTCAAGCTACAACACCCTGTCAAAGAATATTGGCACAAACGCAACAACACCCCTTGTAATGAATGCTGCTGTGACTGGTGTTATTTTGGCTGGAGTAGGTAACAATTCCGGTATCACGATGAAGCGTTGTTACGCAAGCAACACACGGGTTGGGCCTTATAGCTTTGTGAACTCGGATACCAACATCGTGGTTGAGAATTGCTCAGGCGACTATGCAGATACTTCGGTTGTTGCTGGCCTAAACGCAGTGATTAAGAACTGCGGCTTGACCGGGGCAACTGCAGGTCAAGTATCTGTTTACGGGTCTCACTGGTTGACCCGCTTCACATCAACAACAGCAGGTTTCGCTGAGATCACCTGCAACGAGCCCACCGCAAGCTCAGCGGCTCAGTGTTTTGTGTCAGGTGGAACCCCTCAGTTCAACTCCAACGGCTCTGTACTACTCACAAAGCTTGGTGACCAAGTTACGTGGGAAATGCCGTTCTTCGCCATCGGCTACACAGCGTTTACGAACAGTGCGCCCACCCTTACAGGCACGAACGTGACCTTTGGCACCCGCTGGGGCAACCACGACATCGAGTTCCAAGTCAATACAGGCTCAGGTTACGGCGGAGCATGGCTCAACCTAACTGCCGCCAACTTGATCGCCCAGACCTTCAACAGCACCACAGGCTTCAAATTGAAGATTCGCGCAACCTGTGCGATTGCTGCCGCGACTAACGTACTCACAAACCTGCGCGTAGCGCTTACGACTACCAGCACTGACCAGTCAACTAAGTTGTACCCATTGAACACCTTTACCCTGACCCTGACAGGCTTGGTGACTGGAAGTGATGTAGTGGTGCGGGCTGCAGGAGGTTCGACTATCTTAGCCAGCGTAGACGCTAACGGAACCTCAACATGGGCTTACGTGTACGAGACTCCGGCAGCCGTGGACATTGACGTGATAAAACCCGGCTATGTACCGTTCCCACTTGTGCGAAACTTCACACTGCCGAGCACGAACTCTTCCCTGCCTGTGTCACAGCAGGTTGACCGCAACTATTCCTAGGACTTAACATGCCAAAAATCACCTCCAAAGCCCTGCTTAACGTAGGGACCGAACTAACAATTGACGAGCCTAGCCGCACGTTCACACTTAATGTAGCCGGAAACCTCGTCGCCAAGGATGGCGTCACAATTCAGGCGCTCTACTCTAAGTTCTCCGACCTCTGGGCTGTAGCCGGATACCAAGATTCCCCATTCCCGCTGAACGCACTTGATGCGTTGTCGGGCCAGTATTACTTCGGCGTTGACGCCGGCGGTAACTACAACGGATGGAAGCCTGCAAATGACACTACTCGTCAGATGTTGCGTGATGGTGGTTGGCGCGAATACTCTAGCGCCGGCGTACTGAACCGCGAGTACGTGGGTATTGTGGGTCTGGGTTCAGTTTCTGCAGGTGCGCAGCTCTACTACCAAAAAGTAGATGGCGGTGCAGCGGCAAACTTTACCTTTACCGACCAGTGTAACGAAGGTATCCAGATTTTTGGAGACGCCACCAACGGAAACTTCGATACCCGCACCTACTTCAAGGGCTATGTGCGCGAGTACGCCAAGAAGTACAAAGACTCTATCTTGGCTGATACGGGTAAGACAGCTACAGGGGCTAACATCGTCAACGTGCTGCTGTCGAACGAGGATGACCTGAAGATTCAGGCCAACGATGCGGCGATGACCGGTGCGCCATACAACGGCATAACCGTTGCTTACTACACGGCTAACCAATCTCGCACTATCGCAGGCGTGTCTCGTAACTTCAAGGTGATCGTGGCCGGCAACGGCGCGACCTTGGAGCAGATTTACACTAAACTGCAGTACCTGTTGCGCCAACCCACTGACATTAACACCGGGGGCACTGCAGGCGTGAAGACCGGTAAGATTCAGTCCGCGTTGTGTTCGTTTGTTGGCGACACCTTGGTAACCGGAACATCTGTCTTTATTGACAACATCCAGACCGCCGACTCCAACCGTATTGAGTTCTACGATGACGGGGGCGTAAAGCGTACTAACCCTTACACGGCTGCTGGTGTGATGTCGTTTAACAGCGTTTTGATTGGTGCTGGTTCGAGCTATCGCTTGATGTACTCTGCACCAACAGGGGCAGGTAACGACTACGGCGAAGCAGGGGCCATCACGGTCAACAACGCTGCTGGTTCGCCCATTGCAGGAACCATCTCCAGCGGAACTATCGCTTTCGACTTCGACTACGACTCTGACACAGCCGGAGGCACTGCAGGCACGGACAAAGCTGTCACCTTGATCGGTATTCGACCTGGCTATGGCAAGTTTGCGGTGGCTACTGGGGTATTATCGAGGTCTAAAGGTATTAGCCTGTCCTTGGTGGGCGAGCAAGACCGAGCTTACGCCGCCTAACCCATGCCAATTTTGTTCGACCCAACCAGCAAACGCATCGTGCTTGACAGCACGAGCGTCACTGCGACTGAGCTTTACAGCCGCAGCGCAGACTGGCTTGCTTTGTCGGACAACGCCAAGTACGGAGCGGTCTTCCGACAAGTGGGCGGAGATGACTTGGGCTCAGGCTTGTCCATTCCGCCGTATTTCTTTCTGCAGAATGGTTGGAGAGTCAGGCCAATGGAGGCCAACCAAAACCTCACCATAACAGGCAATCTGTTTGTTGAAGGAGGCGGTGTACCTGTAGTTTCCACGCTAGGGACGTTCCAAGTCAACGTCAACTACACGGTGCCTGTACAGGCTCAGGGTATCAGCACTTCAGGAGGCTCATCGCCTACAGCTTCTCAGGTAGCATCAGCGGTCTGGGCTCAAGCGCTCGAAGGCCTGACTGCAGAAGACATGATGCGAATTATGCTGGCCGCCTTGGCAGGCAAGCGCCAAGGGTTAGGGACTTCGACAGAGCAATACATGGCGCAAGATGGTGTGACCCCAAGGATTACGATGACTGCGGATACTGCAGGTAACGGAACACCCGCACTCAACGGAGCATTGTAGTGCTAAAGGGCTCGCTCTACAGGGGGGCGCTCTACTCCGGTCTGTTGTTTGGAGCGGTGGTTGCTGTTGAGCTTCCGCCTCAGATAGTTACACCGGTGTTCAGGCAGGCAGGACTGAGCCAAAACATCACCCTCAAGGCCTACCACAAACTAGGCAGCACGGCCTACGACGCACGACTTGCAGAGCTTTTAGCCAAGAGTGCAACCGTTCAAGGCGTCACAGGGGCAGAATTCACTGCCAACTTCGGGAAACTTGGCGCTAATACAGCCTCCAAGATTGCACTGATTCCTGTAGACTCACTACTTAAACGTGGCCGCTTGGCCGCTGAGGGCTATAAAGACATTTCTGATGAGGAATTGGTAGCCCTACTCATGGAGATACTTGATGTTTGAAAATGTATGGTTAGGCACTCAATCTTCTTACGAAGTCTTTGAGGCCGCTAAAAAAGAGCCTAAAGTCGATTCTTACGGTCTGCCTTCTATGGTAGATGTGCAAGACGGCGTGGCTGTGATTACGATTCAGGGGAGCCTTGTATCTGGCTCCTCTGGCTACATGCGCATGTTCGGCGTAGTAGGCTACGCTGACATTCAGGATGCTCTGTTGCAAGCGGTAGCAGACAAGTCAGCAAAAAGCATCCTGCTGAACATCGACTCGGGCGGCGGCGCAGTGGCTGGTGTCAACGACGCCAGCAAGGTGATTGCTGAAATCAACAAGGTAAAGCCTGTGGTGACCTACACCGGAGGCATAATGGCCTCAGCAGCCTTGTGGCTCGGCTCCAGCGCCAGCAGGATGTACGCCAGCGAGACGGCCATCACAGGCTCTCTCGGGGTTCTCATGGTACACGCCAGCCGGGCTCGGCAACTTGAGAATGACGGCATAAAGGTCACCGTGATTCGTGCCGGCAAGGACAAGGCCCTTATGAACCCTTACGAGGACTTGACCGACAAGGCCATGGAAGATGCCCAGTCAAAAGCAGATGCTTTGTACGACGTATTTCTGTCCCATGTGGCTGATAGTCGGGGTATGAGCCTTACAGCCGCTGACGCAGCGTTTGGTCAAGGCCGGGAGTTTGTGGGCAAGCAAGCGGTCAAAGCAGGCCTGATTGATGAGGTCGGCTCACTGACTGACGCCTTCATGTACGCCAAATCCCTGCAATCTTCTGCCAATAAACCCGCAGTTCGCACTAAGGGTGAGGCTACTGCTGAAGTACAGGACGATAATCAGGCGCAAGAAGGAGCAACTATGCCTAAACCGATTACCCCAGAATACTTAGCAGCACTGGCTGCAGGTATTGACCTAGAAGCTGTCGCAGAGCCTGCGGCAGTCGCCGCCGTTGAAGCCCCAGCACCTGTTGCCGTGGTGGAGCCAACTATTGAGAGCTTGCAAGCAGAACTAGCTTCTGCCAAAGTAGCGGCTGACGCTGCCGTGGCTGAGGCTTCGACTCTTAAAGCTCAAGTGGAAGCACTGGAAGCGTCTCAAGGTGGACTTCTGGCTTTTGCTCGCAACAGCATTAAGGCGATGAGCGTACCTCTGAACATTGAAGCCGCTGCTGTGGCTGACTCCGAAGTCTTGGCTGAGCACAGCCGAGTAAGCGAGTTGTTCAAATCTAAATTTAAGGTGGGTGGTGTTACCGCAGCCAAACCAGAAGATGCCCCGGCTAAACCCGTAGCAGCGCTGGTGAACCCATTGTTTGTGCATGCGGTGAAATCTTCTCAATCAAAGTAAAGGAACCTGAATCATGGCCCTCGACCATTTCATTTCCCCTACCGTACCTGAAGCACCAGCTATGGCTGTCCGCTTGGGTGCTGGCTCAGGGACTAGCAACCAAGTAGACACCAAAGAGCAAGGCAAGATTGTCAAGCTCGCAGGTGAGTCCCGTTATGACCTGGCTGTGGCCGGCGATGACATTGAAGCCATCATCTACGCTGTAGAGCTGGCACCCCAAAACGGCTTTAGCATCGGCTCGGTGTACAGCTCAGGCCGTGCCCGCGTAGTCTTTGATGGCCTGCAAGCCACCCCCGGTACCGGCGTTGTTGCTGTAGGCGACTATGTTGTTGCTGGTAGCGTTACCGCTAAAGGTACCGCCCTCTCCTCTTACCCCAAAGTCTGCAAAGCAACTTCTCAGGGTACACAAAAGAGCCTGTGGCGTGTTGTGAGCTTGGGTGCTGTTGGCACTGGAGCAGTCGGCACTGTGGGCGTTATCGCTCGCGTCTAAACCATTTTTCAAGGAATCAAAATCATGCAAGTAGCATATATCGACCGTAGCGGGGGCACCCAACAATGGTCCCCCAGCGCTGAAGAATTAGTGGCCATGGTGAAATCTGGCGACCCTGTTGCCGAAATGAACCGCAAGTTTGCTGACGCAGACCTGTCTGTTGGCACCGCTTTTGACCAGTTCAAGGCATCCGCAGGCCTGGTTCGTCCTGGCAAGAACAACCCATTCGGCTTCCGCGCCACCAAGATTGGTGCTTTGCTGGATGGCTCCGCTGCTGGTAGCTTCTCCGCGAACACTCAGCAGAACTCTGGCACTTTCGGCACTGCTTCCCGCGCTTTCGTGAACATCGCTGTTATCAGCGAAATCACGAGCGAGATGCAAAAAGACCGTGAAACCGACTCTAGTGTGTTCGAGCAAATGATTGCCAACAACATCAGCGTTGACACTGAGCATTTTGAACAGCCAGTGGTTGACTACAAGACCGTTGGCGGCCCAGAAGAGGCTAAAGCAACTCGTGTTGCTCAAGGCGCTGAGCCAGCCAAGATGCTGTTCTTCAAGACCAGTGACCGTATCCGTCGCATCGGTGCATGGAACATCGGAATGCAATGGACCGACCAAGCTCTGCGCAATACGAACATAGATTATGTCACTCGTACAGTGGCTCACTACCTGCAAGTTGAGCGTGACGAGCGCGTCTACCGCTACATCAACGCTCTGTACAACGGAGATGGTGATTTGAACGTAGGTGCAGTTGCTGCAGTGACTTCTACATCTTTGGATGCAGCAGCTACAGGTGGCGTTCTGACTCACAAAGCCTTTGTCAAGTTTTTGGCCAGGAGCCGTAAATACCGAAAGGTCAGTCATTTAGTAATGGACCTCGACAGTTATTTGAAGGTTGAAGGCCGTACAGGTCGCCCAGGTTCAAACAGCTACGACCCTACACTGACTCGCGTAGACCCACAAGCAGGTTTGATTAACGTAGGCTTCGGCAATGACGTTCGCATCTTCTTGGTTGACTCTGCTGCTGATGGAGGCCCAGTGCCTGCTAACACCATCTATGCTTTAGATGCGTCTGTAGCTATCTCTCGCGTCACCAATACAGCTGCTGCTTACAGTGCTGTAGAGGAGTACGCCATGAAGCGTTCGACAGCTATGCGCCTTGACTGGGCTGAGGAAGTATTCCGTAGCTTGGGCGATAGCGACCTGCGCCCATTCGACGTGTTGACAATCAGCTAATGAAAAGAACAGGGAGGCGAAAGCCTCCCTGAATACTTATGGAAAAACAACAAATCCACGACAAGACAGGTATCTGGTTAATCAACACAGCGGGATTTCCGTTTGTAGACCCAGAGAGCGGCTGCCGCTTCGAGCCAAGAGTGCCCACCAAGGCAAAAGAAACAGACTGGGTAAAAGGCCAGGCAATCATCCAGCGCTGGGTTGACCTGGACGAAATTAAGCCGGCTGCGGCGAAGAAGTAAAAATGGCCCGTAGGGCCATTTTCTATTCTGTTCTGGCAAATTCACCGTGGTATTTTAGGGCTGCTTGGCAGTAGGCCTCGTGAGCCAGTTCCGGGGTAGTGAAGTAGCCTAAATGCTTAGGTTTGCCCATGTGCATTATTTGGGCGGACCACTTTTTAACTTTTTTATGCCACGAAACACCTTTCCTACCCGACGTATTGTCCCGACGTACCTTGGCATTATGGTTGTTATCCGATCTTGTGGCTAGTCTCAAGTGTGCTTTTCTGTTATCCAACCTGATGCCGTACTTGTGATCTACTTCAAAACCTTCAGGTTCCCCCATAACAAGCCGATGCAGTTTTATGCTTCTACGTTTTTCTCCGACAGGGTATAGACTTGTAACTGCATACCCAGTACACAGGCTCCAATTATATTGCCCAACTATCTCAGCATCTTCAGCATCTATGATTGCTTCCGCCCCACAGGCTAAGGGCACATAAGCCACGTCACCTTCAATCCGAATCGGTCTCTTCTTCATCTCAAATCCTCCAAAAAGAAAACCGCCTGCACCTCCGTGGTAGGAACACGAAGTGCAGGCGGCAGGCCTTTAACAGCTTTTGAATTCTACCCTTCCTACGGGTATTCAGAAGCTGTCGAAGACAGTATATCACAGACTGCCATCTTTCCACCCCTAAGCACTCAAAAACCCAAAACCCCACCATAATCTCTCAATGGCACTAACACGAACAACTTACGATGAGGTCAGAGCAGTCCTTGGAGTTTCCGACGAGGAGCTAGAGGACCTCACACTTGACCTAAAGGTCTTCACCGACCAACTGGAACTTGAGCTGTCAGACATAGACTCGACCCTGCCAGCTCTCTTGGACGCCATTCTCGCTACGCCTGTGCTGTCCCGCACCGCCGCACAGACCAAGGTGTTCACCGTGGCCAATATGTTTTCAGCCTACGCAGTAGCGAAGACCCTCCTCACAAGCCTCCCCCTGTTTAGCCCCAAGAAGCTGACGGACGGTCGCGCTGAATTCGAGCGCTTTGCCGACCCATTCGAGTCTGTGCGCAACGGCGTGAACGCAGGTTACGTCAGCATCCGGGCTCGTCTGCAAACAGCCCTAACCTTGTTGAGCGGCTACACGCCTCCAGCAGCCATCACCCCGATTTTTACCATAGCCGCACCTTTGGCCGTAGACCCGGTGACCGCATGAAGCTGAAGACCGTAGCCCGTAAATTCGATACCTGCCCGGTCTACGATGCGTACAGCAACGCCTTGCTGTTCAAGGCCCAAGTATCAACCTTTCTAGAGGCCTCGCCCGACGGTAGCACTGCTAAGCGTCGGGTGTTGAGCATCGACCCAGCCATCACCCCACCCACGCATTCCGCAATCAATATACTGAATGAGATATGGGTGGTTGGTGATGGGATACTTGACGAGTGGCGCGGCGGAGCAATCCGCGCCTCACACTGGATGAAGGCCTCATCAGGGCTGTTCAGCCTTGTGACACCTGGCCAAGCATGCTTAGGTACCGCAGTCACCGCGCAGCACGGTCAGCGGGACTACCTGAAGGACACTGTAAACGGCGTCACTGACGCCCAGTATGACCCGTTCTGGCTGTTCCACTTCAGCAAGAACGCAGTCATAGCCAAGGGCACCATCGTCAAGCAAGGCCCAGCACTCTACAGGGTGCGCACCGTCCACCTGTCTTTGGAGGGGTTCAAGAGCGCCCAGTGCGACGAGATTGACTACGGCGTAATTTCTTCCACATTCACCAGCACTGGCGTGTACAATCCCGTGCTCGACACTTACAGCGCAGCCAGCGTGGCAGTGCCGTCAATCCTCTTGGACTACTACAAAGTCTATGAGTTTCGTACGCAAGCAAGCCCAAGCAACTTGGCGGGTGACATGGCGTTGGTTGTTGCTAAATCGTCAGTTAGCCCAGTAGTCGGTCAAAACGTAGTGGTTAACTCTGAGAGTTGGAGAATTGTCGCCATAGTCTCTGACCAAGATGCTTGGAGCCTGCACATCCGTCGAGGTTGAGCATGGCTGGAATTGAAGTAAAGAACTTAAACTCGTTTCTGAGCAAGACGAAAGCCCAAAGAGCCCTCATCAAGAGTAGGCCGACCGAGTTCGTCAAGAGAAAAGTAACTCAAATCTTGAAGGCAGTTCTAAAGGAGTCTCCACAATATTCTGGAGACTTCGTTTCTAATTGGCAAGTAGTAACAGCAAACAACCCGCACACAGGGTACACCAAGGACTGGTACAAGAATCTACTCGATACTGAGTACCAGAACATGAACATCAAGGACTCGAAGCAGATTAAGTCCTACTATGACAAAGTGCGTTACGCTGGGCACCCAGAGGCAATTCAGGAACCCTTGGCAAGTGGACTAGCCGTTATCAGCACGATAAAGTACAACACCAAGGTTACACTTGTCAACTCCTCCCCAATCTCCGGCAGCATCAAGACCGGAGACATGGACCCCAATTACAGGCCTGTTCACAGGCATTTAGAGAATCGTGCTTTTGTAGACTACATCATACAGAAGTACAAATACAACTGGATTAAGTGATGGCTACACTCGAACAACACCGTCAAAGTATAGTTACTGCTGTAGAAGCGGCCAAGACCAGCTTTACAGACTACCCACTTGTGATTGAATACGACAACCGGATTATTGTCGATACCTCCACACAGCTTGACCCATTCTTGGTGGTGAACATCCGATTCTTGGACGGCGCACAAGCTGACTTGAGCACGAACCCAATTCACCGCAAGATCGGCCAGATTCACCTTCAAGCTGCCGTCAAGGAAGGCTCAGGCACGGCTAAGGCGTACACACTACTGGAGCACTTTTACCAAGCCTTGCAGCAGTCCCAGTTTGGGGGCGTACGCACTCGCATGGCATCCTTCGCCCGAGAGCAGCCGTTTAAGGGCTGGGCCTACTATCCTGCGCTCGTGCCGTTCTGGACAGATGACAACTAAGGGTATGTCGTCAGTCATGTAGTGACAGGAGCGGCACACTCAGTTGCAAACGGGGTACAGGCTCCAGATAAAGAGGCAAACTTCAACATCTTTTACTAGGAGTCCAATATGCCTCTCGCAAGTTCCAGTGCTGTACAAGTGCGCTATATCCCCGAAGCAACCTTCGGCGTAACCCCTGTCGCGGGTAACCCACTCAACATCCGAGTTACAGGTGAAAGCCTGAACTATGACATCACCAAGGCGATGTCTACTGAAATCAATTCTACTCGCACCATCTCTTCGATGATTCCCACGGGCGCTAAAGCCTCTGGCGACTTGAACGGTGAAATGCAGTACCGCGAGTACGACCGCTTGATGGAGTCTACCTTGCAGAGCACCTTCACGGTGTATGGTACTGCTGGCGTCGGTACAACCTTCACTGCTGACTTCACTGCAACGACTATCACTGCGTCTGTGGCCCCCACCACAACCAGCGCTCTGACAAACTTGAAGCGCGGCCAGTGGTTCCGTTTGACTACCGGCGGTATCAACAACGGTAAGCTGTTCCGTGTCAGCTCTTCTGTGTCTCCAACCTCCACGGTCATCACCTTGGACGCTGGAACCCCTGCAACCGTCGGCAGCTCAGTAGCAACCTGCTCCGTACAGACTCGCCGCTTGAGCCATGGCACCACTCAGACTTCTTACACCATTGAGAAGAACATGACTGACGTGGGCGTGTTCGAGGCTTTCACTGGTATGACTCCCAGCAAGATGGCTATCTCCATCCAGTCTGGAAACTTGTCTACCATCAACTTCTCGTTCATGGGCAAGAACGCTGCGATGACCACAGCGACTGCCCTGCCAGGCACCCCAGTGGCCAGCTACTCGTTCGACATCCAGTCGGGCGTGACCGGCGCATCTTGCCAAGTGTGGGAAGGCGGCGCACCTCTGACAGGCACTTTCGTCAAGTCTCTGAGCTTGGATTATGACAACGCCCTGCGCGAACAAGACGCTATCTGCTCTTTGGGCAGCGTAGGCATCGGTAGCGGCACTATCGCCTTGACCGGCTCCTTGTCCATCTACTTCGCTGACAAGACCTTGTTCGACAAGTTTGTGGCTAACACCAACACATCGTTGGCGTTCTCTACCATGGACGGTGCAGGTAACGGCTACGTGTTCTCCTTGCCTGTGGTCAACATCTCTTCCTACCAGATTACCGCCGGTGGCAAGGATGCTGACATGATGGCTGATGTGCAGTTCACTGCTCTACGTGATGCTGCTAATGCAGACGCTACCTTGCAGAAGGTTGTGTTTGTGGACGCTTTTGGCGCGGCAGCGGTTTGATATATAATCCAAGTTGCGGTGCTTTTGCCGCGACTTGGGTTTAAGATATGCCGAAAAAACTGCCAGTAGTAGTTGGAGAAGTGTGGGGCCTTTTGATCGTTCTAGGGGAGGACCCCTCCAATACAAGCCACTTTCTTTTAAGATGTGCTTGTGGGAGAGAGTTTGTCGCCAGCAAGGGTTGTGTAAGGTCTGGCAACACTTCGTCGTGTGGTTGTAAAAGGAGGGCCACTCTCAGCCGAGTAGCTAGGACTCATGGGTTAAGTACCCATCCGTTGTACCAAGTCTGGGCCGATATGCGACGTAGGTGTACCAACAGTAACAGACCAGAGTATAAGAACTACGGTGGCAGGGGTATAGTAGTTTGCGACCGCTGGCAAAATTTTGAGGTGTTTCTGCAGGACATGGGTGATCGCCCACATGCTGACTCTACAATCGAACGGGTAGATGTGAATTTAGGCTATAATCCTGACAACTGTATTTGGCTCCCTAGATCAAAGCAGGTAGAGAATACTCGTGTCACTAAGGTGTACACTTATGAGGGGGTAGACTACAGTATAGGAGAACTAAAGAAGATTGCTATGACTTTTGGGGTAAGTTACAACGCTTTGAGAGGTAGGCTAACCAATAAGTGGCCTGTTAAAAAGGCTGTGGAACAGACTACTTCCCGTTGGTGGAACACGAGAGCGGTCCCTGACTATGTGAAAAATAGCGAGGGTGTTAAGCTTCTGTATAGATAATTTTCGTGGTGGGTTGGGTGGTACCAACCTTTCGGCTCCGGGGAAGAAATTTCTCGGAGCCTTTTTAATTTGCGATATACTCTGCACCGGAATCAACCAACCACCACCACAAGGAATCCTATGTTAGATATTTTTTCCACTTTCGCTGTCGATGAAAAAGCCGAACAAGAAGGCCGCTGGGTCGAGTACGGCAATGGCGTCAGCTTCTTGGTCGCTCGTGCCGGCAACGCCAAGTACAACCGACTCTTGGCCAGCATGTACAAGCGCAACAAGGTCGCTTTGGAGTCCAAGGGCGAAGCTGCTGAAGCCTTGAATGAGAGCTTGATGGGCGAAGTTATGGCCAAGACTATCCTCTTGGGCTGGAAGGGCCACGTCGCCATCAAGGGCGAGAAGCTGGATTACAGCACCGAGAACGCAAAGCGCTTGCTGGCCATCAAGGACTTCCGCCGTTACATCTCGTCCGTGAGCGAGGACTTTGAATCCTTCAAAGCTGAGCAAGAGGCCGAAGACGCAAAAAACTAGAGGAGTGCCTGATCTGGGAACTTGAGTGGGCACCGTCTTTGACAGAGCTGCTCAAGTTTGAAGAAGATTCAGGCATTCGCCCTGCAGCCCTTGCCCGGCGACCGACAATCCAGAAACACCTACAGAACACCATGCAGGTGTTCTGGGAATTGTCAGAGATGAGGCAGGCCGCAATGGCAGGAGTCAACCGGCTCACCTTGGTTGAATTCAATGCTTACTGCCGGCACCACCACATAGGATTTTGGGATGCTCAAGACTTGTGGTGGGGGGTTCAGGTGCTTGATAGGGCCTACAAAGCCTTCAAAGCCGATAAGAAGTAAAGAAAAGCCAGCGGCAGTGCTGGCTTTTGTCGTTTTTGTTGCTAAGGATTCAGGTCAAACCGGGTAAAATCAGGCGATAACTTGAGGGCAGCAGCATGAGCGAAGGCAACGATAAACTGGAAATAGGCGTTAACATCCCGGCAGGGGACTTGGCAAAACTCGACCGGATGGACAAGGCCTTGGATAAGCTGGGCACTACAGCCACCAAAGCAGCTTCCGCGATGAAGTCTGCCGCCCCTGCCGGAGTAGATTTTGCCAATGCCTTCGCCTCTCCCGGCTCTACAAAGAATATAAAAGCGCAGGAAGAGGCTTTCGGTAACTTTATAAAGTCAGCGTCAGATTATGACGCAAAAGTAGAGAAGCTCGGCAAGGCGTCCAAGACGAGCTTGGGCCGTATGGCTGAAGCCATGAAGTCTATCGAAAAGACAGGCATCGCAGGGACGTTCAAGCAGGCACAAGAACAGATGCGGGCCGAGTTGTCTAGCGGCGAGAGGATGAACCTTAACCTGGTTCGGGCGCAGACGGGAGAAATCCAAAGTGCCTATGAGCATCGACTGGCGAAGATGGGTCAGCTACAGGGCGAGGAGTTGGCAGCGTGGCGCAGGCAAGGCGCTCGCTTGGGAGGATTTCAGGCCTCCCAGTTGACAGAGTTTAAGAAAGCTGAGCGTCTACGGGTAGCAGCCGCAGCCGAGCAAGCTGCAGAAGAGGCAGCCCGCTATGAAGCCAGCCTCAAGAGTTTGGCGTCTGCGCAGGCACAGTCTGACCAAAATTACATTGCTCGACGCAAGGAGTCCTTGGCGCGTGGAGCTTTCTTGGTGTCAAAGGTCAAGAAAGAGACAGGCCTTAGTCTTACCGCCGCAGCCGAGCAAGCTGCAGAAGAGGCAGCCCGCTATGAAGCCAGCCTCAAGAGTTTGGCGTCTGCGCAGGCACAGTCTGACCAAAATTACATTGCTCGACGCAAAGAGTCCTTGGCGCGTGGAGCTTTCTTGGTAGCTCAGGCTAAAAAAGAAGCGAGCATGAGCGTGGCAGCTGCGGAGCAGGCCCGCACAGCAAACATCGGCACCACAGGCCAACGCTTGGCTGGAAATGAAGTCGTCGGCTCCTACACACCGTACAACGCGCTGCGGGCGACACCGATTAAGGCTCCAGCAGCACCAGCAGGCCCGACTAAGCCTACACCGAACGACCTCAAGCAACTGTCTGACGGGTTTCGACGGGCCAATGACAGTGCCAACGACCTGCATTCAGGTGTTCGCGGTCTGGCCTCCGGCTTCAACGCCCTGTGGTTGACATGGGGTAACCTCGGACCACTGTTCATTGGGGCTGCTATCTCCAACGGGTTCGTACAGACAGCTAAGACAGGCATGCAGGTGGCGCACACCATGGAAGTCATCAAGGTCTTGGGCGGTAACACTGCTGAGGAGATGTCTCGACTTAACTCTGAGCTAGACCGCATGGGCAAGTCGGGGCCGTTCGGTCCACTGGAAATCGCTAACGCCATGAAGTCCTTGTCCTTGGCGGGCCTGAAGGCAAACGACATCTTGGCTGTGACTAAGACAGTTCTTGACTTCTCTGTAGCAGGTACGACAGACATTGAGACCGCTGCAAAGACGTTGATGACGGTATCGACGGCGTTCGGCATGGGGGCTGAAGGTTTTGCTAAAGTCTCGGACGTGGTGTCTAAGGCGTCTGCCCTGTCTCTAACTAGCGTAGAGTCTTTCTCAGAGGCTATGAAAACCGCCTCGGTAATTCACAAACAGTACGGTGTATCCTTGGAAGATACCGCGACTGCTATTGCTGCAATGTCTCAGTTAGGTATTGAAGGTTCAGCAGCAGGCACGGCCTTGCGTAATGCCTATTCGGACTTGTCTGGTAGAACTCAAGCAGTGGCTAAGGCCCTTAAATCTGTAGGAATTGAGGCCCGTGATGTCAACGGAAACTTCAAGCCCCTGATACAGGTTGTATCAGACTTGAACGAAAAAATGGCCCCAATGACCGGTGCCGCTCGCAAGGACTTCCTACAAGCCGTTTTGTCGGAACGCGGTGCCAAGGGCATTATCGAGCTGTTGGATATGGTCAACACTCAAGTAGACCGTACCGGAAAATCTATGGGCAGCGCGTTGGCCCAGATGCAATCTGAATTGTTTGACTACTACGGTTTTGCGTCCATCAGCGCGGCTAAGTTGGCACAGACCTCAGAAAACCAGTTCAAGAGCCTGAAGGCAACCATCAGCTCAAGCATGAACGAGGCCTTCCGCGAGATGGAGCCGGCGTTGCTGGTGACGATGGACTCTCTGCGCCGCACGTTCGCTTCTCCTGAGTTTATCCAAGGCCTGAGCGTTATGGTGGAAGGTGTTGCCCGCTTGGGTATGGTTCTGAGCCAAAACCTCAGTGTAATCGGCGCAGCAGTCACAGCCTACACCGCCCTGAAGGTTGTGCAGATGGGCTCTGCTGCTGTTTTGGAGGTGCTGGTAGGGGCTAAGGCTCTCTACACCGCCGCGACGGTGCGCAACACTGCTGCTATAACGGCAGAGACTGCAGCGACCGTTGCAGGAAACGCCGCAACCGCAGGCAAAGCCGCCGGCATGCTTGGACTTGCCCGCTTGATTCCTGGCCTGAACGTGGCGGTAGGCTTGGGCACCGCTGCGTGGATCGGTTACGACTGGTGGAGGTCTAAGTCTAGCGATACAGCCCAGACTGCCACGGACCTGTATAACAACAACGTCATCAAAGCTCTGAACGATGAAGCCGCACGCTTGGAGAAGTTGAACGAACTACGACGCACAGGCCTCACCTTGGCAGAAGCTGAGGCGAAGGTTAGGGGCGGCGAAGTTAAGAGTGTCGGCGTTAAAGCTATTGATGACCTTGAGAGCAAGGCGTCAAAGGCGTGGGACTCCTACCGGGCTGCCCAGACCATGACAGCCCCCAAGGGGCAAGGTGGGAGTGCTGTGTGGTTCAAGAACCAGCAGGCCAGACTTGCTGACCTCCGTACGGCGGCCTCCGCTGCCTCTCGCGCTGTTGCAGACGCAAACATCAATATGGAGCAGGCTGCGAAAGATACAGAGAAGGCAGCATTACGTCAAGCAGACGCCCGCCGAGCAGCCGACGCCTTGAACGCAAAGACGCCACCTAAGCCACCCGGCACCCAAACCTTCGGGGGTACCGGTGCTGGAGATGGCCGCAAAGCCCTCACCCCTTTAGACCTAAACCAAGACAACACCTTGGCAGAGCTTGCCAAGCGCAACACTACAGCCGTGAACCTGCTTGACAAGCTGGAGTCTGATAAGCTGGCAATCCTGAAGGTTAAGCGGGAAGCGGAGATGATTAACGAGGGCCAGTATTTTGCTGAACTCTTGTCTATGACTCGCGCTTTCTCTGATGAGAAAACCGCCCTACTTGAACTGGATGCTAAGAACTACTCCAAAGCTTACGAGGCAGCAATAACGAACATCAAGGACGCCACAGACAAGTGGAAGAAGTCCAATCCACAAGCCACCCCAGAGGAAGTTTCCAAAGCAGTCAAGGATATGGAAACTAAGATTTCCAGCGCCCAAAACTCCGCTGAGTCTTTCTTTGAGAAAATCTCCGCCGAGAAGGCGAAGGCAGCCAGCGCCACCTTCCGCTTGGTCGAAACTGAGATCATCAAAGTGGGCAAAGCTCTGCACGACCTCAAGAAGACCTCCCAAGAATTCTGGGATGCACAGGACAAGGCCCAAGTTAAGGCCGCTGCCGCTGCCGCACTTGACGAATCCTTGCGCTACGCTGACCCGTCCTACGCTGCAGGTGTGCGGGCCTCCGCCGCCGCACAGGAAGCACTGAACGACCAGTACGACAAACTGGTGCCCAACTTGAAGGCTGCCCAAGAGAACTTGGATGCCCTCATCTCGTCTCAAATGGACAGCGGTGTGCCAATCACCGCCGCCACAGACTTGATGGACAAGTACAACGCCCAAATCCTTGCACTTCGCACGGAGATGGACCAGCTCAAGGGTGAGAAGGGTGCAGGAATTAAAGAGCGGGCTGCGGCCACCGCCAAGACAATCTTGGCCAACTCCGAGCGCGACAAGCTGGCCGGCTCCTTGGCTGACGCTGTAATCGACGGGCTGACCGTGGGCGGTGACCAGAGCGCCAAGAACCTGAAGAAGGTTTTGGAAGACGAGTTGAGCAAGCCGATCAAGGTGAACATGCAGGCCATGTTCAGCTCGGTAATGGGTGGCACCGCGTTCGGCGGCACCGGAACCTTGGGCGGCCTAGGCGGGCCAGGGTCCACCATCTTGAACAACCTGAGCAGCCTATACGACAAGTTGACCGGGGGCCTGAACGTCGGCGCGAATGTCGGTCAATTCCTTGTGGATAAAACTGGCGCAGGCCCCATCGGAAGCCTTTTGGGTGAGTTCGGCTCAGGTATGACAAACACAGCCACTATGCAGTCTGCCAGTATGGCAGCCCAAGCTGGCGGTGCTCAGTTGGCCGGCGTGATTGCTGGTTCCGTGCTCAACGGTGTGAGCGGTTACGGTATCAGCAAAGCGCTCTCGGGCGGTTTCAAAATTGACGGCCTCAACGTAGATGCCATCGCCGGTATCGCCAGCATGATTCCCGGTATCGGCCCAGTCGCCGGTGTCATCGGCGGACTGGTCAACCGGGCCTTCGGTCACGGCTCGACAGAAGTTCGTGCGCAGGGCACTCGAGGCACTTTTGGCTCTTCTGGCTTTAGCGGCGAGAACTACGCCAACATGCACCAGCAAGGCGGTTGGTTCACCAGTGACCGCAACTGGACGGAAACTTCTGCTATCGACGCAGCCGTCACTAAGCGCTGGACTACAGCTTTCGAGGGTGTGAAGTCTGCTGCATCCGACTCTGCTAAGGCTATGGGCCTGTCTGCAGCCTCCATCGCAGACTACAGCAAGAGCATCGACATCGCCGCAGGCGCTACGTCAGACACCGTTCTGGCCATCTTCTCTGGCATGGCTGACGAGTTGGCTATCCGACTGGTACCGAACATTGCAGGCTTCGCGGTCGAGGGCGAAGCCGCCCGTGACACCCTGGCCCGCTTGGCCTCCAGCCTGACGGTAGTGAACACATGGCTGACAGCCACACACGCCGCGCTGTACGCTGTGAGCGTGTCCGGCGCTGTGGCTGCCACTGAACTTCTGAAGGCCCACGGCGGCCTAGAGAAGTTCGCATCGGTGAGCCAAGCGTTCTACGACACCTACTATTCCAACGGCGAGAAGATTGCGGACAGCCAGACCAAGATGCGTAAAGCCTTGGCCTTGCTTGGCTACGCGCTGCCCGCCACGAACGACGGGTTCCGAAAACTTGTTGAGGGTCTTGACCTGAACACCGAAGCTGGTCGCAACGCCCATGCAGTGCTGCTGAACTTGGCACCAGAATTCGCAACGACCACTGCGGCTGTGAAAACCTTGGCTGAAGAGGCGTCCAAGGCAGCGACTGACGCCGCCGAGGCTATCCTGAAGGCTGTAACTGGCAGCCAGTCCGGTGTGGTAGCCTCCCTCGGGATGGTCACTTCCGGCCTGACTTCCTTGGCTAGCACGGCCACCAACCCAACAGTGAGTTCACTGGCCGCTGCGACTGCTGCCTCTGCCGCTATGTCCAACGAGTTGCTGTTCATGAACTCCATCATGGGCAACAGCGCAAGCAGCGTACTGGCTTTTGATACTCGGATTCAACCCCTGAGCAGCAACCTGACCGTCGCGCAGACCGCAGCCGCAAACCTGCAACAGCAAATTTACGACCTGTCTGTCGCTGCTGACTCTGCGAACATCGACTTCACCAAGCTGACCGCAGCCTTGGCAGCCGTAGACACCGCAACCTTTATGACCACCATCACAAAGGTGTTTGAGGGCTTGGCAGAGCGCGTGAGCAAGGTCATGGGCGACATTACCAGCGAGCGCATGTCCGTGCGCGAGGCTGCTATAGGTATCGTAGCGCCACAGTCACTATCGAAGTCTCAGATTGAGAGTCGGATTTCCTCTATTCAGTCCGGCGGGCCATCTAACAGTGCAGTTACTGCCACGGCGGATAGGTTCAGTCTACTTACGAGCCAACTGGCCACATCCAACGCAAAACTCGCTACAGCTCAAAAGACCGTCAGCATCGCCCAACAAGGGGTGGACTGGTACCAAGGAATCACAAACAACTTGGGCGCTGCTCGTACAGACTGGTACAGCAAAGTAGGCGCAGTCAATAACGCGCAGAATGTGGTCAATGCCACCCCCAGCCGCCTGATGAGGGATGTCGGACCTTGGTTTAACCGCAGTTCCGAGGCTTACACGCCAGAAGCCTACACCAACGCTGTAAACGCACTGAACGCTGCTAAGGCTGCTGAGGCCGCCGCCTCTCGCGCCGTAGGCCAGTGGTCAGCTACTGCGACCAACGCATGGAATGCTTTGGGCGGCAACGCCGGTCAAGGAGGCCAAACGGCACTCAATCAGGCCCAAAATAACGTCAAAGCAGAGACCTTGGTGCGGGACGCCCTGCAAAAGCACGTCAACACTGCCCAAGAAGCTGCAAAGGCTGCAGTGCTTTTTTACCAAAAGGCCATGCAGGACTTCGTGAACTCGTCGTCAACCTCGGTGACTCAACTCTCCAAGTTGAAAGACGAGACCGTCAAGTATTACGAGGCTCAGAAAGCCTTGGCCGACCTGCTGGCCGGCTCCGCTGCAGGAATCCGCGAGACGATTCGCAGCTACAAGTTCAGCCAGATGACGGATGAGCAGAAGGCCAACGACCTGAAATCTCAGTTCGCTCAAGCCACACTCTTGGCTCAAAGCGCCACAGGCGAAGGCCTGGTCGCCGCCAGCGACAAAGTGAACTCGCTCATCAACCCGCTGATTGAGGCTTTGCAGACCACCGGACAAGACAGCCTGATTAACAAGGTCTTGGCTGATGCAGAGAACGTAGCCGCCTTGGTAGACAAGAACATTCTGTCGATGGGCGACTACAAGGCTGACAGCTTGGCCCTGCTCGACCTCATCGACAAGAAGTTGCTGGCCTTGGGCGCGTCTACAGGTACAGCCCAAGACGTAATCGCTGCCGCCGTGGCCGCTGGTGCAGACAAAACATCTAACGGGCTGCGCGGCGTAATTGCCGCCATTCTTGGCCAATCCATCCCTGCGTTCGCTACAGGTGGATTCCATACAGGCGGTGTGCGCTTGGTAGGCGAGAACGGGCCAGAATTAGAGGCCACAGGCCCGAGTCGCATCTATAATGCTGCTCAGACCCAAAGCCTGTTGGCTGGCTCCGGTGGGGACAGCACAGCGAGACTTGAGGCCTTGATTGCGCAGCAGGCTGAAATCATGCGTCAACAGAGCCGCCAGTTGGAGAACATGAGTTATGAGTTGCGAGCCATTGCGGGCAGCACAGGCTACACCAGCGCAGTGCTCAAGAAAGTCACTCAAGGCGGTGAGTCGTTACAAACTACAGAGGTTGCAGCGTGAAAGTAATCAAACCCACTCCGGTCACAGCCGGGGCCTTCGCCAGAGCCAGCACTGCCACCTACATAGACAGTGCTGGCGTCATGCAGACCGCAGCCATCGACGTGCCGCGTGTAACCTTCGACCCACTCACCAAGGCCTTCCAAGGCTACTTGGCTGAGCTGGCTGCTACAAACCTGCAGATTCACAGCAGCCAATTCGGGGATGTGGCGTGGACAAAGACTGGAACCTCCGTTGCGGTGAACACCGCAACGGCACCCGACGGCACAGTCTCCATGGACCGACTGGTTGAGGATAGCAGCACAGGGGCACACACCCTCACGTCTGCCGGGCGTAGTGTCACCGCCGGTCAGGCCTACACGTTCTCTGTCTTCGTGAAGGCCGACTCGGGCACCCGTCGCATAGGCCTGTCTCCTGGCTACTCACCGCACTTCGCTTCCACGGACTTCGCCATTTTTGACTTGGCCACCGGAGCGTTCACCAGCACCGGAACCCTGACCTGCTCTGTAACTGCGTTTGACGGAGGCATCTACCGTATTGCAGGCAAGGCTACTGCCCTGTCCACAGGTTCTGCGACCAGCCGTATTGAGTTGGTGAGCGGCGCAACCAGTTCCTACACAGGTAACGGCACGTCCAGCGTGTTCCTCTGGGGTGCTCAGTACGAGCAAGGCAACCTGTCCAGCTACTACGCGACGACTCACCTCACTGCAACCCGCGCAGCGGACATGGCAGTGGGAGGCCTGGTCTACACCAACGTGACTGACGTGGACGCAGCCTACGCCGCTGGTACCACCTACACGATCAATCAGCGGGTGACTTACGACAAGCAGATTTGGGAGTGCATCCTGTCACCTAGCACAGGCAACACCCCCACAACGTCACCAACTTACTGGCTCAACAAAGGGCCCTCAAATTCATGGGCCGCCTTTGACTCTCAAGTCAGCACAGCCAGCACAGCAGCTACTGAGCAGATTTACATATTGAAGCCGGGGTACGCATCAGGCTTGAGCCTGTTTGGGTTGGTCGGGTCTAGCGTAGAGGTGAGTGTGTTGAGTGAGCCCGGTGGAGCCCTGCTGCGCTCCTCGGTCTTCCTCTTGGACGGCGCTGTCATATCTGACTGGTACCAGTATTACTTCTCAGAGGTGGAGCAGCAGACGGAGCACGTCCTGACAGACCTTTCCACCTACGACTTGTCCTACGTTACCGTTCGGATTGTTGGCTCCACTACACGCTGTGGGCATCTCAGTGTTGGCAAGGTGATAGACCTTGGAGGTTCCCAGTACGGGGCTTCCATCGGCATTACAGACTACAGCACAAAAAAGACCGACGCCAATGGCGTTACCACATTTGTGCAAAAAGGCTACAGCAAAGACCTGAGCGTGAACACCTTGTTTGACAAGTCCCAGTTGAACGGTATCTACAAGACCTTGGCAGGCCTGCGAGCCACCCCTTGTACGTGGATTGTGGCTGATGAGGCGGAATACGCGCAGCTTACCACCTTCGGAAACATCCGAGACTTCTCTATTAACGTAGAATACTACTCTACATCCCTCTGCAACTTTGACATCCAAGGGCTATCCGAATGACCGTACTTATCCCAATTAACACCACACCCGCACCAAGTCGTGTGGATACGCCCAACTTCGCTGCAAGGGCTGATGCCTACCACGCTTGGCTGCCCACGGCTGTGGACGCCATGAACGCGCAGAACACGGAGAACAACGCGCTGGCGACTGATGTTACCACCAAGTCGGCAGCAGCTGTGGTTGCTGCGGCTGTGGTGACTTCTGCAAACCCAATCGCCAACGCGGCTGCGGCTGCGGCGTCGGCTGCTACGGCGGCGTCTGCTATGGCTGCAGCGTCGGCCAGCTCTCTGGCTGCCACTACTGCCCGTGACGCAGCCATCGCAGCGTGGGCAGCATCAACAGCACCTACTGAGCAACTTTCAGCAATCAGTAAGTCCTTGCACGTTGGTACTGTAGTAAAAAGCATCATCTATGACACCTCAAAAGATAGTGACGGTGGTGCATGGCGCAAGCGTATGCAGGATAAGTCATGGTACAACGAGACACTTGGTGGCAGTACATGGCTAGGACAGCAACCTAGTGAAGCGGTGGCTCGTGGGTCTTTTGGCTCCACGGCTAGTCCTAACTTAGTGACGAATGGGACTTTTGCTACAACTACAACAGGGTGGACTCTAGGTAACAGTGCTACCTTGTCGGCTGTCTCTGGTAAACTTCGCCTGACTAATACAGCAGCCTTAAATGGTATAGCTTATCAGGCAATCACTACAGAGGTAGGTAGGACTTACTTAGCTTATGCCGAGCAGACAGCAGGCACTAATAGCTCGTGGTTCTTTTACGCAGGTACGACAGCAGGAGGTAATCAATTAGGTACTAATAGTGGACCACTGTCTAGTGTCACAAGTTCTACATTTACTTTTGTAGCGACAAGTACAACCAGCTATATTAGTGTGCTACTTAATGCTACTAATGGGCACTATGCAGACTTTGACAACATCTCCGTAAAGCTAGCTGACTCCGCAATTGATACGTCTAACTTGCTGTATCAGTCAACCGCTGACGGTAAGTTCTACAAGACGGTATCAACGTCTGGTGTGACTGAGGTACGCCGTGGCATCAGCCGCGAGTTTCCTGCGCTGGCTGCTATCGTTGCTGAGTCTTTGCGCATAGTCATATACGACTTGACGCAAGCAAGCTGCCCAATGTGGATGGTATTTGTTAGTGGTGATGTGGTTCTAAACGGCCTACTCTCCTTTGACCAATCGACTGGCTCACCCAATAACTACATCGCATCCATTGCAGCCTTAAATGGCGTTTTGTACGTTGCCCAAAATACGTCAGGTAATGGCCAAGGCTTGAGAGTTATTAACTTCATTACAGAGTTCACAGACCGCATAAGTGACTCAACCCGCTTAAACACATGGCGCTTCAAAGGCAACATCAGCCGCCGCAATAACGCAGATAGCGGGTATCAATATTCGTCCGCCGGTCTTGTGAATCTTTCGGCTAATGACGTAGCCATCACAGTCCTAGACACCGCCCCCACTGACCCAGCAACAGGCTTGCCCGTGCCTACTGTTGCTGTGGCTACGACTGGTGGTCTTTCTATTATTAAAGACGATGGGACGGTCGTCAATATTACATACACAACAGATACTCGTGTTAATGTAGTATCACTAGATGGACCAAATAAGCAGGTATTTTTCGGTGGTGACAATGTTGGCAATAATCGTAATTTCTTATGGCATGTCTTTGATATACCAAGCAGCAGCATCAATGATTCCGCATCCTATGTAAAGGGGTCAGCTAAGGAATTCTACTCCGCTTACTATAACCCAAGTTACAGTAATCTGGATTTAACCCTTGCTAATCAGGGTAATATGGTTTCCACTATAACTCTAGGTAAGGGGGTGATAGTCCCGAATGATAGGCGCTTAGTGTTGTCTAATGACTATGGTGTATTCTTTGCTAAACGTAATCCATCTACCCCTGCAAAAGGGTTAACTGCCGCCATCACCAACACTTACAACTCAGGCTGGCAAGTGGGCGACTCAAGGGGTGCTTACCTTGCGGATACGACTGCTGAGACTGTCACTGCTAGTGGTGAGTTAGTGACGAATGGGACGTTTGCTACAGATACGAGTGGGTGGACCCCAAAAGCAAATACTACGCTGTCTGTGGTTTCTGGGTCCATGCGAATCGTAGGCACCGTTACGGATGCTTCTTGTGGTCAGACGATATCAACTGTTGTCGGTAGGACATATAAATTCGTATTCACAATAACTGCGACAGGAAATGCAGGAACGGATAGAGGCGGTGTACAGGTAGTTGCTGGGACACAAACTAACGTATCAAACTGGAGCCTACCAAATCTTGCGGCTGGCACTTATTACTTAGACTACGTTGCTACCAGTACAACAACATCTGTGGTACTTGGTGTGTGGGGGACTGCGGGATGTTCAGTAGACTTCGACAACATCTCCGTAAAACTAGCTGAACCAGACCGCTCAGTCAAGAACAACGGCTTAATTGTAAACGGTACGCTAACAAAAACAGCAGTAGCAAGCGGTGCAGGGCTGGTAGCTTATTCTGGATTCTCTGCATCGAATTACTTAGAGCAGCCTTACAACTCGAACTTAGATTTTGGTACGGGTGACTTCTGTGTGATGGGGTGGGTAACACCAAGCTCTCTAGCTTCACTAGGCTACCTATTTGGGCGGCAGAACTCAGGTGCTACAGGTTCTCGCTTTTACTCGTATGTGTCAGCAACCACAGGGTTAATCAACTTCAACGTTACAGACGGAACTACATCTGTACCTATATCTGGTGGCACTGCTGTGCTATCTACACCTACGTTTGTAGTTTGCTACAAACAAGGGGCAGTAATGTATCTTAGTGTAAATGCTACTCAGGTCGCTACGGCTACAGCTCCGGCACTCACATTTAATAATGCTACAGCGGTGTTTAGGCTTGGTGTAGATCACACTGCATCAAACCCATTTTTAGGCTCCCTAGCCCTCTGGCGCATCTCCGCCACTGCCCCCAGCGCAGACCAAATCGCTCACATTTACCGCACCGAACTACCGCTATTCCAAGCTGGCGCTCAATGCACCATCGCTGGCACATCAACGACAGTAACCGCACTGGCTTATGACAAAGTAGCGGACGAACTACACGTAGGTACATCTTGGGGTCGAAGTGAGTTCCATGACTTACTGCGCGTAGCCTCAGAAGCTACCACAGCAGGTGCAATCACAAGTCTCTCCGCAAATGAAGGGACTATCCTGACGGGCGGTACAAGTGCTCGGGTCTATGCACCTGCATTGGTCCTGCGTGATGAACTTGCGAAGCCCTCGCAGGGGTCTGCACAGCCTCAGCCATATCAGCAATTCAGCGTCAAAGACCAACAGGTGTTTTTGTCACAAGCTGGGGTTAAAATCGTTGGGGTTTACATCCGAGGGATGCTCAAGAAGCCCGGAGTTGACTACACCGTTACTTACGATGGCTTTCGCTACACTGTGACTACAACAGACAAGTTAGCTAGTCGCACTGAAGTAACACTTTTACAGATTAAGGAATAAACATGGCAGATTTTAATAACGGCCTTGCAGTAAATGGCCCCCTCACAATATCTGATGAGGTCACTGCTAGCGTGCACTTCGGCGCTGTAGTCAAGGCAATCATCGACGATTGCAGCCGCCACACAGACGGAGGTGCTTGGCGCAAGCAGTGCCAAGGTAAAAGCTGGTTCACAGAAGCTCTAGGCGGTGAAGTGTGGATTGGACAGCAAGCATCTATTGCTGCTGCTTGGGCTGCTGCGAATAGCTTACCGGGTGCTGTATTTCAGGCTACTGCAACGGCAGGTCCCTTGACCTCTGGTAAGTTCTACGTTGCTACTTCCGCTACTACAGCTACCGAGGTATTCCGTGGCATCAGCCGCGACTACCCCGATGCAGTGCTTTGGGTTGCTGAAGCGGGCCGAGTAGTGGGTTATGACATGACCAAGCCGGGGTATCCGATGTGGATGGTGTTTGTAGCAGCTAATGGCGGCACTTTATATAACGGAAGCCTAACAACTGTTAATGCTCTTAACGGTCAATTAGTGGTTGGCTCGGTTCTTCACTTAGCACAAGCTGACTTTGCCTCTGATTACACCCGTTTTAGGAATGCAAATGGCAACTTATATAACGCCAACCGGATTGCCAACCGAAACGCGGCAACTGGCCCAGTAGTAAGTGGGGTAATTCCAGCAATCGTCAATCAGGTAGTCAACGATGTAGCCATCACAGTCCTAGACACCGCCCCCACTGACCCAGCGACGGGTTTGCCAGTGCCTACGATTGCTGTGGCGTGCGGGAGTGGTGGTACTGGCGGGGTATCAGTTATCCGTGACGACGGAACAGTGGCATCACTCACGCTTACCGCCAATGCTGCGACCTCAGTGTCAATTGTTGGTGATAGGTTTGCTTACTCCATATCAAACTCTGGAAGGTACTTAGCTGAATACAGCCTGCGTACTATGACCTCGCACACCATAGCCACTATGGACGCTACCGATAGCCAGAGATTGGCAATGTATGCCCCGACAACGAATTTGAGCATACCCACGTTATCAACGGGAGGTCCTACCGGGGCTTTGGTAGCCTGCGCGAACAGTACCGTTGCTGTTGGTGGCCCGAATGCCTTAAACCTACTGCGCCGAAACCCTACTACTCAGGCCGCAGGCATGGTGGCCTACATCACCAACGCCTATAACTCAGGCTGGCTCCCCGGCGACATTCGCGGTGCTTACCTTGCGGATAGCGTGGTTGAGACTATTACGGCCACGAGTCTTATTACTGGCGATAGCTCAGACTTCGCTGGCGGCACGGTAGGCGCTTGGAGTGCCTATCAAGGCGGCATTCTCTCGGTAAGCACAAACCGACTGCTCATTACCAACGATGGCACAGGGGCAAACTCTGGAGCAGCCTACCTGAACATTACGACAGTCGCGGGTAGAAGCTATGTACTTACCTACACAGCTATTGCAGGGACTTCCGGCTCTGCGACCGTTAGGGTAGGAACTTCGATCGGAAGTCCGGCCCTTGCGACGCAAACAGGGATGGGGACTTACTCGTTGACGTTTGTTGCAACAACAACAAGTACGTTTGTAACGCTCTACACAAACGACATTACTGCTTCACGGACTGCCCTTTTTGATGACATCTCCGTAAAACTAGCCGAACCAGACCGCAGTGTTAAAAACACTGGCCTAGTTATCAACGGCACACTGACCAAGACCGCAGTAGCAAGTGGTGCTGGGCTGGTAGCTTACTCTGGTATGACCACATCTAACTACCTAGAGCAACCATTCAGTACAAACTTAGATTTTGGTACAGGTGATTTTTGCTACATGGGTTGGGTGTACAACGCCGGAACAGACCACTCCATCATCCACCGTGGACCTTTAGGCTCTATCACAGGTAACGGTGTGGTTGATATTTGGACTTATGAAACAGCAAGTCAAATAAAGTCTGCTTTTGCTGGAGTTCAACTGACTTTATCAGCAGCTAGCAATACCAACCACTTTGTTGCTTATGTGCGTACAGGCGGAGTATTGTATGGTTATGTAAATGGTGTACTTGCTAGTTCTGTTGCAAATACCAATTCCATGACCTTGGGTACTTCTGATAGTTTGTACATTGGTAGGGGTTACTACTCAACAGGTCTAGCTGGTGGACCTGCTGACCGTCTAGCCCTCTGGCGCATCTCCGCCACTGCCCCCAGCGCAGACCAGATCGCACACATCTACAGAACCGAGCTCCCACTGTTCCAACCTAACGCACAATGCACCCTAGCAGGTACTACTTCTTCAGTGACTGCAATGTCTTACGATGAAGCTACCAATGAACTGCACGTCACAACAGCAGGCAATCGCAGTGGCTTTATTGACTTGCTTCGTGTAGAGAGCGACACACTGGCAGTGGGCACTTCTACAACCGTTGCAGCCTTCGAGGGTACGGTCATTACAGGAGGCTCGACAAGTGCTCGCGTGTACGCTCCTGCGCTCAACCTGCGTGACGAATTGCGCCGCAAGGAGATTGCCCGCAGGGCACTTGGTCGCTTGCCTGTGTTCTTTGACTACACTGCTACGGCATCGCAGACAGCGTTCGTAGCTCCCAAGGGCTTTACTGTCAAGGCGCTCTACAAGAACGGCACATTGATGCGTGAGACTACTACTGGAACCTATTGGACTCGCTCTAATGACGGATTCCAAGAGACTACTACCTTGTCAGTCGGTGCTTCTGTATCTGACTGGATTTCTTTGATGTGTGTTAGGGCTTAACTATGATTGACTTTCTAAAAAATGACGTATGGAGTGAGGCAGATATTCTGTCTCACGGACGTACCGTAATAGCTTCTCAGGTGTCACCTCAGAGACAGACGGAATTGCAAACTATCATGCTCGGTCACATTGCAGGTATGCGGACTGCTACAGCAGAAGAGATGCAGGAAATAGGCTTGGTACAGGTGGTAACGGAGGCTCAAGCCTTGGCTAACGCTCAGGCAAGGGCTGACATGGCCTTGTTGCTTGAGGTGATGGACTTCGAGGCGGACTCCGAAGGCAAGACCCTAAGTGCAGAAGCTCAGGCGGTGTGGGACTTGCGCCATCCGTATGTGGAGCCAACCCTTGCGCCAGAGCCAGAGTTAGAAGTAGTACCTGAAGTAGTACCTGAACTATGAGTCTAAAACAGTTTGCAATTGCTGTTGACCAGCTTGTAAATACCCTAGCGGGTGGGTGGGCTGACGAGACAATCAGCAGTCGTGCCCACCGCACCAATCCAAGGCTGGCCAAGGTCATCGACACTCTGCTTTGGTTCGATGAAGACCACTGCAGGCAGAGCTACTTAAGTGAGCGCACGAGGAATCAATGTCCTCCCGAACTGAGATAAACTGCCAATCTCATCAGAACCTGCAGCACCCCCCAAGGGAGCTGCAGGTTTTGCTTTATGCTTCGCATAACCCAAATCACAAGGCCCTTGCGATGTTCCAATTACTAAAATCCCGGACTGTTCAGTTCGCCCTAGCACTAGCGGTGCTTTCCATTCTGCAAGGCTACGTCGGCCTGCTGCCCTTGACCCAAGTTGAGCAGATGTTCGTTGGTATTGCCATCAGCGTAGCTATCACGTTGCTGCGCATCATCACTACTCAGCCGGTGTCAGAAAAATGAGCACAGTAAGAGCTTTATTCGAGTTTATCCCACTTGTGATGGCCTTGTTCTCGCTTGTAGGGCTGGTCTTGGTTTACCAAAACCCGCGCAGGATGATCGACAAGTGGATACTCTGTGTCGCAGTGACGTACTGCTTCTTGCTAATCGTGGCTCAAAGTAACTGGATTCAGTCTCTGTTCGCGGGCTTAGATACTGGCTCTCCTTTTGTAGAGTACGTCTGGACTGCTTTTAATACCACAGTCATGTTTAACTGCTTGCTGATTATATGGTCACACCTACCCCGCCGCCAGTAACGCCAGAGGCCGCCGTTGAAATCTCTGACACGCTACTCTGGAGGCAGTCTTTCGATGGTCGCTTGGGTAGGATAGAGGCCAATATCGACAACCGCTTTGACAAGCTAGAGGCCGCCTTGGCCAGCGGCATAAAGAGCGCTGTAGAGGTCACCGTAAAGGGGTTCCCTAACGACGACCTGCACGGACATAGGACGCTTCACGAGCAGGCGATGGAGAGGGCTGAGTCCATCAAGAAGCGAAAAGAGGAGGTGGTAACACACCTCTTCAAGACGGGGTCGTGGGTTGTCTTGGGCTTTATCGCTCTAACTGTTTGGACCTACATAAAGATTGAGGTACAGAAATGAGTCGCCTCATCCACCCGATTATAGCCACCTTGATAATCTTGGTATTTGGTGCGTTGGAAGGGTCGCTCTACCCTGTAGTGCGTCTGTGGTCCCCCCAACACACCATACTGCTGCAGGACTTGGAGGGACAAAGCCTGCGTATGGCTGGCTTTATGCACACTGTCAGGTCCTGCCGGTTCTTGGGCGTTCATGCTGAAGCTGAGGACGGGGATTCTTTGCAAGTAGTGTTTATGGACGACTCTGTAGGCTTGCCCAGCAAAGCAGGCTCCCAAGAGTGGGGCCCATGGAAGGTGAATTTGAAACCTTTTACTCAGTCTGTAGGGTTCTACGCAGTTCACGACTGCCACCCCTTGTGGTCTACAAAAACCTTTTTAGGTGAGGAGCTAGTAGCGCGATGACTCAACTATCAAAATACTTTACTCTAGCAGAGTTCATCCAATCGCAGAAGGCCGCCAGGCTAGGCATAAACAACGACTTACCAATCGAATTATATGAAACAGCAAAAAGAACCTGTGCCGGACTTGAGGAAGTTCGAAATCTTCTTCGGTCTAATCCAATTCACATTAGCAGTGGTTACAGGTGCCTTGCTCTTAATGCTGCATTAGGCTCAAAGAGTACAAGTCAACACATAAAGGCAGAGGCTGTGGACTTTACATGCCCTACTTTTGGAAACGTAGACCGCATTGTTAGGGCTATCGTCGGTAGCCCAATCAAGTACGACCAAGTAATCCGCGAGTTTGATAAATACGGTGGTGGATGGGTACACATTAGTTTTAGTGACAAGCCTAAACGTCAGGCACTAATTATTGACCAAGATGGTGCAAGGAACTATGTATGAGTGACTGGATTAAAACACTTGCCCCGCTCTTGGGGACGGCCCTCGGAGGCCCACTTGGCGGGGCCGCTGCAACTTTCATTGCTGATAAGTTGGGTCTTGAGTCTAAGACTATAGAAGCGGTATCGGAAGTGTTGAACAGTGGTAAATTGAGCCCAGACCAAATCTCTCAAATCAAGCTGGCAGAGGTAGACTTTAAGAAGTTTATGGCTGACCACGAGATTAAGTTGGAGCAAATCTCTGCAGATGACCGGAAGAGTGCTAGAGAGTTGCAGGCCTCTTCGCGCTCATCCACACCCGCAGTTCTCACCTACATAATCACCTTGGGTTTCTTCGGCGTT